GAGGAGAACAAGACCGGGAAGCTGCTCGGCCGGCAGTACCGCGAGGGCTTCATGTTCGCCGTCTCCATCCGCGCCCGGGCCCGGCGACGGACCTGGATGGGAGACCTGCCCAAGGAGCACAAGTTCTACAACCCCAAGGGCGGCATCTGCTACGAGGACAACGAGCTGATCGAGATCAGCAGCGTCCTCATCCCCGGCAACAGCCGTGCGGTGATGAAGCGCAGCCTCGACGGGCTCTCCGACCAACTCCCCGACTGGCTGAAGCGCCTCGCCCCCAACGGCAACCTCGACCACCTGGTCCGCAGCCTGGGCGTCGTCTTCGTCCGCTCCCTCATCGAGCAGCCCGACTCCGAGGCCGCACGCAGCTTCCGGGCCCTCGCGGAGTCCGCCGGCCAGCCGCTGCCGACTCCCACCCCTGCTCCGGTCACCGAGCCGGAGCCCGCGCCTGCCCCTGAGCCGGCACCCACCCGCCAGGAGCCCGCGCACGCATTTGCGTGGTGGTTCCCTGCATCCGCCTGATCGCGCCACCAGAGGAGATCCCCATGCCGATCAACGTCACCCGCGCCGACATCGAGAACGCCAAGACCCCGGAGGAAGCCAAGCGGCTCACCGGCCTCCTGGTCGACGGCTTCAACGAGCTGTCCGACGAGAACCGGAACCTCAAGACCACCATCACCGAGCACGGCGAGCTGCTCCGGCAGGTCCAGCAGAAGAACACCGAGCTGCAGGCCAAGCTGGACGCCACCCCCGCCCCCACGGGTGCCGAGGGAGAGGGCGAGCTGCGCATGTACCTGGAGGGCGATGAGCGTCTCCGTCTGGTGCGGGACGCCAGCCGCTCCGACGACGGCGACCCACCCCCGGCGGGCCTGCTCGACGACACCCCCCGCTGTGAGTGGCAGGCCGAGCTGCAGCGCCTCATGGCACAGCGCGCCTTCGTCCTCACTGCCAAGAAGCAGGCCACCCGCCGGGGGCTGTTCTGGACCCCGAACGACCGCCAGAGCGTCACCCCCATCCTTGATGGCCGCATCCGCAAGCTCCTCGACCGCGCACCGGCCGCCATCCGCAGCCAGATCCGCGCCATGGGCAGCAACAGCGGCAGCGGCGGGGACTGGATCGTGCCCCCGACCCTGCCAACGGTCCGGGACCAGATCCACGTCAAGTCCACCATCGCCGGCCTCTTCACCACCCACCCCCTGACCCAGGGCGGCATGAAGATCCCCACCGTCTCCAACGGGGTCATCCCCTACCAGCGCGGTGTGGCGGCGGGGGCCGAGGCGGGCAATCTGCCCCTGAGCACCCTGAAGACCGGCATGGACGAGATCAAGCCCTCGGACCTCGGTGCGGCGGTCGCCTTCCACGAGCGTGCCAGCGAGCGGGCGATCCTCGACTTCTACAACGCCATCATCGGCAAGATGGCCAAGGCGATGAAGTACGCCCTCGCGGACGCCGTCGTCAACGGCAATGCCAACGGCGTCGACCCCATCGACAGCTACGCCCCCGGCGGCGTCATGTGGGACCCCCGCGGCATCTTCGGCAGCCCGGAGAACGGGTATGCGGTGGCCCTGGACCGCCGGAACGGCATCTGGGAGGGGCTGCGCAACCGTGCGCAGCGCATCGACGGCGGGACCGGCAAGTACTGGGTCGACGCCTCCGCGGGCTTCTCCCTGGGCATGGTGCAGAGCGCCCACGGCAACATCGAGGGGCCGCTGGGCGGTGACGGGGCCACGGTCCTCACCCTGAGCCGCGAGGCGTTCTTCAAGCACGTCGCGCAGTGGGAGCAGGTCCAGACCGTCGACCGCTACGGCAACCGGGCCACCGTCCATCAGCGCGAGGTCGCGGCGGTCGCCGGTGCCCGGGTGGTGGTCGACGACTTCATCACCGCCGACCTCAACGCCGCCGGCATCTACGACGGCGAGACGAAGAGCACCACCAGCGCGCAGCTCTTCAACCGCGAGGAGTGGTCGCTGTACCTGGAGCAGGCCGCCCGCATCCAGACCGAGGTCAAGATCCTCAACGGCATGGTCATCGTCGTCATCAGCTGGGGCGGCACCTTCGACTGCGCTGCCCCGAAGGACCGGAAGAACATCGTCTGCTTCCGCTCCATCGCCGCCTGATCCCTCTGCTGCAGCCGGGTGGGGGAGCCCCTGCCCGGCATTGCTCCTGACCTGACCGTCCACCCCTTCTGAGAGGCTCACCATGCCCAACTTCCAGAACCTCCCCCTCGGGCCGCTGCACGTCAACGCCGCCGCTGGGGCTCCTCTTCTCCTGATGCTGCCGCTGCCAGGGGACACCCCCTGGCGCCTGGTGTCGGCGTCCTTCTGCCCGGATGCCGACGTCGCCGCCCATGGGACCGACGCCGTCAAGCTGCAGGTCCTCTCCGGTGATGGCACCTACGCTGTCGCCGAGTGGTCCTCGAAGTCCGACGCCCAGGGCGCGCTGACCAATGGCTCGCCGGTCGTCGTGCCCATGGCCAGCCGCGGCGCGACCTACTACGGCGCCGACCACGCCCAGGCCGCCGGCAACAGCGACCCCTCGCCGGTGCGCATCGCGGTCTCCCATGAGGGAAGCGGGCAGGCCATCTCCGGCCAGCTCCTGCTCGTGATGGCTCGCGAGGCCCGGACCGAGGCCTACGAGTAGTCCGTGGCCGGCATCCAGCCAGAACCGATCCCCTCGGTCAGCGCCATCCCTGACCGAGCCCCGGGCGCAGCGCCTGGGGGAGCCCGTGATGCCGGTGGGGCAACGTGGGGCGTCGAACACACGGCTCCGGGCTCGGAATCGGCTCTGGCTGACTGCGCATACCTCGATGACTCGCCGTGCTTCGGCACGGTCCTCCACTACGACCCCCTGACCGGCCTTCTTTCGGTCCCTGGCGAGGTCACTGCGACCCGCCACCGCTTCCCAGGGGAGGTGACCCGATGATCCTGACCCTTGAAGAAGCCCTCAGCGACTTCCTCTCCGCCCTCGATGGCGAGGAGGAACACGCTGCGATCACCGCAATCCTGGTCGCCATCGACGCCGCCTTCGCCCGCCACCTGGGGTTCAGCTCCTTCTCTGGTACTGATGCCCCCTCCGTCCACAGCCAGGAGTACACGCTGTACCTGACGGGCACCCCGGCCCGGGGACAGCAAGCCGGCTGGGCGTCTTCGGTTCCCCTGACCACCTGGGGCACCACCGGCCTGATGCAGACCACCACCGGGGCCACCGGCACGGACCGCCTGCTGCTGCCGATCTGGCCGGTCTCTGCGATCACCAGCGTGCACGACGATGCCGAGTGGGAGTGGGGCGAGGACACCGAGGTCTCCAGTGATGACTACATCCTGTTCCGGGACGTCTGGGCGCTGCGGAAGAAGCCGAGCGCGGACCTGTGGAGCACCGCCGAGCGGGCGATCCAGATCGTGCTGACGGCGGGCTACGAGGAGATCCCCGACGACATGCGGCTTGCTGCGGGTCTGCAGCTGAAGCACCTGTGGAACAACCGCGCCCTGGTCGGGCAGACCGCCGATGCGGTCGACGGGGCCTCGGTCGGCGTCCGGCCCTTCACCCTCCTGCCGGCAGTCCGCGAGCTGCTCGCGCCGTTCTGCCTGACACGCGGTCAGGGAGGCTGATGTGTCGATGACCTTCACGCAGATGGTCGATGCCTGGACTGCCCTGGCCACCGGGGGCCTGATGGAAGGCCTGCAGGGGCTGGGCGAGGCCACCGCCGACCGGATGCGCTCTACCGCCCAGCAGAACGCCCTGTCCCGGATGACCCCACAGACCTTTCGCCTGTACGAATCCATCGACAGCGGCGCAACACCGCTCCCTGCCGGCGTGGAGATCGTCCTGCAGGCCGGTGGTGACCTCGACAGTCAGCATGCCGTCTTCCAGGAGTACGGCTGGGACTACGCGAACGGCGACGGGGAGATCACCACCCGGCCCGGCACCTTCTACCTGCGGGATGCCTTCACCGACGGGCTTCGACCGGTGGAAGGCGAGCTGCAGGCGTTCCTGATGACTGCGCTGGGGGTGCGATGAGCAGCGCACAGCGACTCCTCCTGGAGCAGGTGGTCAGCCGTACAGCGACCCTCGCCGGCGCTGGCCACAGCGGGCTGGACCTCTCTGCGCCCGGACGCGTCCGCGTGGGGCGCTTCCCGGCGAAGAAGCTCCCGGGGAAGCCGCCGATCGCGTTCGTGTACCGGCAGGCCAACCAGACCCGGAGCCGGGGCGCGATGAACAGCCGCACCCGGGCACCGAAGCTCTTCCTCGACTGCTGGCACGGGAAAGGCAGCCACCCGGACCTGCACCTGCGCAGCATCGACCTGGAGGCGGACCTGCTGGCACTGATGGAGGATCCCGCTTGGCTGATCTCCCTTCGCCAGAACACTGACCTGCAGGCCGCCGGTCTCCGCCAGCTCCAGCTCGCCGCCGTCGAGACGACCCTCTTCCCTGGCCACTTCTTCAGCATGCCGGACCGGGCCTGTGTGCGGCTGGTTCTCTCCTTCTCCTGGTCCACACCCTGTCGAGGTGGGACATGAGCACCCTCGCTGCACGCTTCGCCCACCAGGCCCCCGTCGCCGTCGAGGTCGATGTGGGGGATCTGCACGCGCCCCAGGACAACCAGTCCGTCACCATCACCATCCCGGTGCGCTGGTCGGCGTTCTGGGAGAAGGTCCGCCCGGACTTCTTCGACATCGCGGTCACCACCGCAGACGGGGAGACGCAGCTGGACTACCGGCGCGCGCCCGAAGCCAGCCACGCCGGCCGCAGCCTCACCCTGGAGGTCTCCGGCTGGACGGCCCCGTCCGGCTCGGCGGTCTGTCTGCTCTGGCTGCATTGGGGTGACCCGAACGCTGCAGATGATCCGGCGGACGGCCCCGCGATCACCGGCCCGCTCACCGGTCGCATCTCCACTGAGCAGCCTGGGGGCTGGCGCATCGACTACCGACCCCCGACGGCTGGGGACAGCCTGCCGGTCTACACGAAGCGGCCGGAGGAGGTCCGGCACCTCTGGGCGCGGTTCCCGATGGGGCAGCGGCGCGGTCAGGAGCTGGGCTCTCTCCTCCTGGAGTGGGTCAGCTACCTCGCCGTCGATGTCGTCGACACCGCCGAGCCGCCGGAGAGCCAGCCCGCGATGCTCGACCGGACCCGGATCCGCCTCGTCGGCAGCCAGTTCGTCCGCGTGGCCCTGCTCGGGGGCCTCGCCAACCAGGACTACACCCTGACCCTTCTGATCACCACCAACCTCGGCCAGCGGCTGTCACTGCCTGTGCAGCTGCAGGTCCGCGCGTAGGAGTACCCCATGTTTGGCGCTGGCTCCGGCCTCCTCTTCTTCCCCCAGGCCGACTGGGGCACTGAGCACACCGACGCTGCAGACATGCGCGTCACGCAGTTCATCCGCAACAAGCACTCGACCAAGACCAAGAAGGTCCGGGGCAAGAGCATCCCCGCTGCCAACGGCTTCACCGACAACCTCAAGAAGACGGTCACCGAGAGCAACGGCAGCTTCTCCATCGAGGCGGCCTATGAGGGTCACGGGCTGCTCTGGGAGGCCCTCCTTGGCAGCAGCGCCGACGGTGGCGGCGGAGGCCCCACCTACGCCCACACCTACACCCCGGCCACCGAGCTTCCGATCCTCACGATGGTGCGCATGATCGGGGGCTCGGGCGGGTACGAGGAGCTGGTGCGGGGCGTGAAGCTGTCGAAGGCGGTCCTCGACTACAAGAGCGGCGAGGGCCTCACAGCGGCTTTCGACTACATCGCCGAGGACTCCCCGGACGGTCGCGTTGCCCCGGCGACCAGCTGGAGCGCGCCGGATCTTCCCCTGGTGGACTTCGGTGAGATCGACGCGAGCTTCTCATGGGGTGGTGTGGCGGACTGGTGCCCGGAGACCATCCAGGTCACCATCGACAACGGCCTCGCCCCCCGCTTCTGCGCCTTCTCCACCGTCACCGAGGAGCCCGGTTTCTCCGCCGCAGGCCGGTCGGCACAGGTCAAGATGACCCTCTGGTTCGACTCCCTCGATGCCCACAACGCCTTCCGCGCAGACACCGAGGGCGACCTCACGCTGACCTGGACCGACGGCACCCGCACCTTTGCGATCACGCTGACGAATGCGGAGATGAAGGACTGGGACGACGACGTGCCGGACTCTGGGCCGCTGAAGGCTTCGGTGATCTGGGATGCGCAGACGAAGGGCAGCGACGCCGGCGTCTCCATCGCCATCACCAACACCCAGGACACCGCCACAAAGGCAGGCGCCTGATGGACCTCACACAGCTCATCGAGCGCGACGGCTTCATCACCGTCGACACCGGCCTGTTCGAGAACCCCGCCCACGGTGGGGCCACGCTGCAGCTCCGCTTCTGCATGATCTCCCCCGAAGAGGCCGCAGAGAGTGGGGAGCTGGTGAACCTCGCAGTGGCAGTGGGCGCACTGTCCGGGGATGCCCGCGCACAGGCGCTCCAGCAGTCCGGCGGCTTCCCCCTGGTGGAGGTCACCGCAGAGAAGGCCCTCCAGATGCAGCGACGGGCAGTTGAGCAGGCGGTGACCTGGTGCCGGGGGTTCTCCATCGACGGTGGGAAGACCTGGAGCGAAGGCCGGCTGGTGATGGAGCGGGAGGCGGAGGACCCGAAGGAGGGCCGGCTGTGGGTGTATCGGTTCCCGCAGACGCTGTGGCCGTCGGTGGTGGCGCGGATCTGGAGTGGCTACACCGCCGCCCAGGCCCGCGCCGGTCGATTTCCCGGCCCCGGTCTGCCAGCTGCTCGGGGTGATGGCCCAGAAGCTCGGGAAGAGCGCCGGGGAGCTGCTGGCGCTGGGGTGGGATGACCTCCTCCTCACTGCACGATGTCTTACCGAGTGCGACGAAGCCCTCGCCCGGGTGGTCGCAGAGCTGAGCGAGGGCGATGGCCCCAGCTTCTTCCCCGTCCTCGCCCTCGACCACCTCGCCGGCGGCATGCTCGGTGCCATGGCCGCGGCCGCATCGGACACCCAGGACCCGGGGACCGCCCCACGGCCTCGGGTGATGAACGGCGCTCAGGGGCGCAAGGACAAGGGAGCGGGTCATGGCTGATGTCAGCGTCGTCTACAACCTCATCATCAACGCCCCGGATGCCCAGGAGACGCTGGAGGAGCTGGCGGGTGCGGCAGCGGAGACCCAGGCGGCGCTGGGGAGCATGGGGGACGCCAGCGACGAGGTTGTGGGGGGCATGGATGAGGCCCTCTCGGCGGTCACCGGCATGAACACCGGCCTTGGGGAGATCACCAAGAGCGGCCGAACCTCCAGCCGCGTCCTCTCCGGGCTCGCAACCGCTGTGCAGCACGTCTCCCCCGAGGCCGCCCAAGCGATGCGGGCGCTGTCGGGCATGACCCGCGCCATGACCGCTGCTGGCACCGCTGCCGCCGCCCTCGGGGCCATCATCGCTCCCCTCGCCATCGCTGTCGGGGCCCTGCTGCTCGTCTACCGCCAGCTTGCTGCCGCCGTCGAGGAAGCCGAGGCCCGGATGACCGCCGCTGCCGAGCAGGCGGAGCGCGCGGCGGCTGCTCACCAGCAATTCAAGGCGGGGCTGGTGGACGTCGAGACCCAGATCAAGCTCATCAACGGGGAGATCGACCAGTTCGAGGTGAACCGGCTGCAGGGTGTGCAGCGCCTGGAGGAAGCCGCCGCCGAGCAGCTCGCCATGAACCGGGAAGCCCTGGCCATCGCCCAACAGGAAGCTGCCACCGCCCAGGAGACCCTGGCCGCCACTGAGCAGCGCAACGCGGCCGCCCTCCAGAAGGCCCGGGAGCGGGTCGCCGCCGGCGAGGCCCTGACCGCCCCCATGCAGGCCGCCCTCGATGCGGTGGAGAGCCAGGCCACCGCGCTGCAGCGGGCCAACGATGCGGTGAGCCACCAGCAGGACCTCCTCGACGGGGTGACGGCGCGGCTGGAGGAAGGCCGGACCGCGATCGCGCAGGTGGCCGAGTATGGGCGGGAGAGTGCGGAGCAGGCAGACCGGGAGCGGCAGGCCCGGGAAGACGCGGCCGCGGCTGCGCGAGCCACTGCGGATGCGAAGAAGGCCGAGGCGGATGCAGCCCGGGAGCTGCTGCAGATCAACGCCGCGATCAGTCAGGCCGGCCTGGACCCGGCGGAGATCAGTGAAGCCCTGAAGGGTGACCCGGCCTTCATCGCCGCCCTGGAGGAGTTCGCTGCGGCAATGAAGGAGGCTCCCCAGCTCCTGCCGGATGGGGTGTCCGCCGTCGACCCGGCTCTGGCCGGCTTCCGGGAGCTGCTCGGGGAGCTGGTCCCCCCGGAGGGGCTGTCCCAGCTGGAGCGGCTGCAGCTCGCTCAGTCCGACCTCTTCACCCTGATGAGTCGGGGGCAGATCAGCGCCGAGGAGTTCTCTGCTGCCCTGGCCCGGCTGAACGGGGCCATTGAGCAGGGGGCGGAGTCCGCGCGCCTGCAGACCATCTCCGACACCATCAGCGGCCCGCTGTCGTCGCTCTTCGGCGGAGACCTGCTGGGGAGCGCGTCCAGTGCTGTCAGCGGTGTGCTGGCTCCCTTCCTTGGCCCGGCAGCCCCGGTGGTCAGCATCGGGCTGCAGATCGCGGGGCTGCTGGAGGGGCTCGGGGCGGCGGGGCTGGCGCTGGAGGCGCAGCTGGAGCAGGCGCGAGAGCGTGGTGATGAGGACACCGTCCGGGAGATCGAGGCGGCGATGGAGCGGTACGGGAGCGCATCGGGAGCGGCGCTGGCGGACCGCATCGGCAGCCAGATCGACAACCTCGCTGCCGGCATTGGTGCGGCGCCGTCGGTCATCTTCAACGCCCTGCCGGAGATCCTGTTTCAGGTCATCGGGAGCGCCCTGAAAACGGCCCTGCTGCTGCCCATCAACCGTGTCCAGGCCCTGCTGCGGAACTTCCTCAACCCGGGGCGATTCATCCGCATGATCGGCCAGGGGATGCTCGATGCCTGGGAGTCGATCAAGGCGGAGCTGAAGGAGTTCTTCGACATCTTCGGCAACGCCCAGGAGCGGTTCCAGGAGCGACGCGAGGGGGGCTTCTTTGCCGGCCTCTTCGACGGCGACGGGCGGCCGCTCCAGAACAGCGGGGCCAGTTCGGCGCGGTCCACGTCGAGCAGCTCGGCGAGCGCGGCCCGGGAAGTCGCCGCGGAGGTCGCGCGGCTCTTCGCCATCCTCGACGGTCGGGCCGGCACCCTGAACACGGCCGCCGGCGGCGGTCTGCGGCGTCAGTTTGCCCGGCTGCAGCAGGCTCAGGCCGGCGACCGAGATGGGGGAGGGGTTCGGGTCACGGTGAATGCGGTCAACGTGGACCCCGGCACCCTGCCGACGCTCAACCAGCAGATGACCCGGGCCAGCAACGCCGCGGAGTTCGGCAAGACCTTCGGCAGGAGCTGACGACATGCAGGCCTCATTCTGGCTCTACCCCTCTCCCGGGCCCGGCTCGCCGGTGCAGCTCTCGCTGGGGGAGTGCGTGACCTCTTACGACGAGCGCCCGGAGGTCCTCGCTGCGGATGCGGTCGCCATGACCGGCGCGGTGCAGCGGTCCCTGGGGCTCTCCCGGAAACGCATCACCCTGACGCTGGAGCTGATGGCGGGCGGTCCAGACCTCGCTGCCCGGCTGCTCGCCCTGGAGAACCACCTGCAGCGGGGCGGCCGCTGCGCCTTCTCTGCCGACCAGGACCGGGCCTGGGCTGCCTTCCTGACCAGCCCCTACACCGCCGGCGCCACCAGCCTCTCTCCCGGTGTGCCGCCCTGGTCGTCGATGGTCGGTGCCGGCATCGCGCTGAACGGTGGGGACCGGCTCCGGCTGCGGTCTGGCTTCCCAGAGGGGACGGAAGAGAAGGTGGAGATCGACGCCTGGAACGGCGCGAGCCCCATCCAGCTCTCCACGAGTACTCCGCCGCTGTTCTCCCCGACGGAGCCGGTCCTGGTCTCCTGGGAGTGGTTCTGGCCGGTGCTGCTGCGGCCGGCTGACCAGCTCAACCGAGCGATCACCGTCGTGGAGATCGGCAACGTCTGGAGCCTCGCCATCGAGCTGGCCACAGACGATGCGAGCACCTGGGCCGCGAACCAGGAGGGCGTGGTGCTCAACAGCGGCAATGGCTCCGGCGGCCGGACCCTGGAGACCCTGCTGGACACAGACGGGGTCGCGACCCTCAGCGATGGCGCGGTCTACGCCCCCGACCCCCTGCTGACGAACCTCACCGGCCGCTGATCGGCCTGCTCATCACCCCCAACCCCAGCCCCCAGGTGACGCCCCATGTCCTGGCCCGCATCCTTCATCCAGGCCCTCTCTGCCCCGGTTCTGACGCCCTACTACCGGCTCGAATTCCTGCCGATGACCGGCTCGGTCAACGCCTCCGGGGTGGTCTTCTCCAACCGCATCGGGGAGGGACTCCCACTGATCACTGGCGCATCCACCTGGTCCGGGACGCTGACGCCCTCGCCCTGTCAGATCACGCTGGGCGGCTTCGATGTCACCGTCGCCGGCGACCTGCGCGGCGTCCTCGATGACATGCCGGCCGGCGCCATCGCGGTGCTCTACTGCCACCCCACCGGAGACACGTCCGCGGCGGAGCCCTGGGCAATCGGCCCTCTGGAGGGCATCACCCGGAACGGCCTGCAGGAGGTCTTCACCCTCCGGTTCGGTGACCTCCTCACCGCGCTGTCCACCCGACAGACCCTGGACACCAGCGCGACCGACGCCGAAGACAGCGAAGCCGCGCTGTTCTGGCCGCTCAACCGCAGCGCGGTCGTCTTCTCCGCCGGAAGCTCGGTGGACATGACCAGCTCCGGCACCCTCACCGCCGCCAGCGGTGCGGGGAACTTCGACTACTTCGAGCAGGAGAACGGGCAGCGCGGCCTGCTGAAGGTGGTGAACAGCAACGGCGATGAGACGCTGCTGGAGTGGGACAGCAAGGCGAGCAGCACCGAGCTGACCATGAGCGGCACGGGCCCCCAGCGCGGCAGCAGCACCATCACCTGGAGCAACCTCCTCGGCAGCAACCGCGGCAAGGTCTTCCCCATGGCCCGGCTGACGGATCACCCTGGCGTCATCTTCTTGAAGATCGTTGCCTCCACCGGGACAGCGGGCAGCACCGGCATCTACGACACCCTGCCGGCGAGCTGGGGCGTGGACCCCGGCGGTCAGCTCTTTGCCTTCGTGGACGTCAACAACGTCAGCGCCTGGATCCAGGAGGTGATGGTGCCGACGACGGGGAACTACCTCGACGGGGAGTGGGACCTGGTCAGCGACTCCCGCCAAGACAGCGCGCTAAGGTGGCTCGTCACCCTGCTGCTGGAGGCTGGCATCTTCCCTGCGATGCGGCACGGCATGCTCACACTGCGGGCGCTCCAGGATCTCAACCCCGCCACCACCCGCCAGCCCCACGGGCTCAAGACCACCGGCCTCACCATCACCGACGACGACATCATCGAGGTCGTCCAGCTGCAGGTGCCGGCCTCGGAGCAGCAGAGCGTCGCCCGGACCAGTCAGGTCATCACCGCCGAGGTCTACGACAGCAGCACCCCCACCCGCGAGGGCGACCCGAAGACCTACGAGGACACCTACAGCGGATGGCGCGCGGGGCGGCTGCCCGCGATGGTCCTCCGGGATCACGACCTGTCGAAGGTGTTGTTCGGCAGGACTGGGGCCAGCAGTGAGCAGGCAGTCGCTGAAGGCGATGCTGCCCGGATGCTGTGCTGGGATGCCCTGCCGTGGGAGAAGCTGTCGCTGAAGGTGCACAGCCGGTTCGCCCAGCTCTGCAAGGGCGACATCATCTACCTCACCACCAACCTGATCTACGGCGGCCTCTTGGAGACCCGGTACGGCTACGACGCCCAGCCGATGATGGTCACCTCGGTCCGGGTGTCGCTCGATGCCCCCGATGGGCCGACGGCCTGGGTCGACCTGGTGACCGTCACCGTCCCCTCAGAGAGCTGATCACTCCGGGACGGTGAATTCCACGTAGTCGAAGCCCAGCCGCTCCGCGCCATAGCAGGACCCCTGCCGGGGCTCTGTGCAGATCGAGAGCATCACCCGGACGTCTTCGCCAGCCCATGTCGCCGCATCAAACTCGGTGTAGATGGCCTCCTCGCTGACATTCACGTAGTAGTCCGCCGTCGCTGGGTCCGGCTGCACCCCGCCCACCGATGCCTCGTAGTGGGTGACCTCCCACCAGGAGTACAGGGCCTCATCGCAGGCCGTGGAGCCGGTGCCATCGAGCCAGATGGTGCCGTCGTCGTCGATCTCGTAGGCTGCGACGGCGATGGTATCGAGGGCCTCGCAGGCGACTTCATCCTCACCGGAGTCGTCAACCTCGCCCCCAGAGCACGCCATCATCAGCCACAACATCCTGCCTCCACGGTCCGGGTAATGTTGCCCGGAGCGTCCCGAGCATAGCCGCTCGCATTGTGGTGGGGGTGGCGAGCTGGGCACAGACGACGGTCCGGCGGAATTCCGCCGGACCGTCGTGGAACCCTCAGAAGGGCCCACCCTTGAAGGCATCTTCGATCATCTTGGGCGCGTTGTGCAGCGTTTTGATCAGAGCCTCAATGTGGGCCTCCAGGTTCTTGATCCGCTTGTCCTGCTGCTCCACGCGCTCCTCCAGCTCGGCAAGGCGCTTTTCTTCTTCGGGGGTCATGGTGGTCTCCGGGTGGGGGTAAACGGTCCGGTCAATCTTACCCGGACCGTCGTCTGTGCCCTGCCGCGAGCGCGCCCCAGCGGACCCCAGCAGGCCCCAGGAGGCCAGGGCCCTCAGAACGGTCGCCTATCTCCTCGGATGAGTCCTGCAGGAGACCGCCGCCGCCCATGCCGTCCACCCCGACCCGTCACATTCGACTGCAACAGAACGCCGGGAACCGGCTCCCGTTTCGGTGGGAGAACGCCGAGGGTGTTGCCGTTGATCTGACGGGGTGGACAGCGCGGATGCAGATCCGAGGCGAGGCACCCCGACCTGGTCGAGAGGCCCTCCCCCCGCTGATCGACATCGGCTCCGGGGAGACTGGCAACGACGGTGACGGGACGGTCACCCTGTCTGCGACCGGTGATGTCGTCTTCCTGGTCACCCGGGTCGCCGCCCAGCGCCTGCCGCCGCGCGGGGGCTTCTATGACGTCCTGCTCTATCCCCCTGCTGGAGCCTCCTGGACCGAGCCCTACCGGCTGATTCAGGGGCGCGCGATCGCGGACCTTGGGGTGACCCGTGGCTGAGACCATCCGGCAGGGGCTGCCGGTCATCCGGGTGCAGGGCATCAACCCGGCCCTGGTGATCACCGAGCAGAATGGGGACACCGTCACGATCCGTGATGACCTCGAAATCAACACCGTCGAGAACCCCGCTGTGTCCTTGGGCGGCATCCTGAGCTTCGGCTTCGTCAACGTCACCCACATCGAGATCACCCACAACCTGGGGCGCATCCCCATCATCCAGCTCGTCGCTGAGATCGATGGCGCGGAGACCCTGATTGAGGGCGCGATCACCCTGCCTCAGCTTTCGACGGTTGCACACGTCGACTTCCTTACCCCCATGACCGGGACGGCCTGGGTCCGCTGATGCGGGCCTCAGCCAGCGTCTCCGCCGCCACCCACCTGGAGAACACCCCACCATGACCGCAGGCCACAAGCAGTACGTCTCTGGCATCGAGTTCCGCGGCAGCGCCGGCTCGATCCGCAACATTCAGGACGCCATCCTCGACAACATGCCCGCCGCCTGGGGGCAGGCCAAGACCTATGTCGATGAGCGTCACCTCTCTGTCCACCCCAACAGCTCCGCGTACCTGACCATCACCGCCGACCCGGACGGCCGGAACCGCCAGCTCTCCATCGAGGCCCTGGCGATCACCCGGCTGCACGTCGACGGCGATGGTGCCGGCGCCGGCTTCGCCAACCTCGCCGCCTTCGTCGGTGACGCGGGCTACGTCCCGGGCGATCACCAGATGTCCGACGTCCTGGTCATGCGCGACCACGAGGACGGCCAGACCCGGTTCTTCATGCACAACGGTGGCACTGCCGGCGATGAGACCGACTGGTTTCTGGTGGACGGGCCGGATCTGACCGCCAGCCAGATCCGCGCGCTGCTCTCCGGCGTCGACGGCGTCGTCTACAATTCCACCTCTGGCGCGCTCTCGCTTGACGTGGCCTATGCCCGGCAGCAGTTCTCGGCCTCTGGCATCGCCACCTACGACGATGCTTCCGGCGTCTTCGGCGTGGCCGAGGCGGACGTCCGCGCGCTGCTCTCCGGCTCCAACGGCGTCAACTACAACGCTGCCACCGGCGCCATCTCGGGTGACGCGGCCTGGACCCGCCAGCAGGTCAGCGCCGGCGCGCTGATGAGCTACGACAACACCACCGGCGTGATGGCCGCTGACGAGGCCGCCATCAAGGGGCTGTTCTCGGCACCGGACCTCGGCACCTACGACGCCGCTGCTGGCACCTACACCCTGACCGCCAGCGATGTCCGCAACCAGCTCTCCGCCCCTGGCGACCTGGTGGACTTCAACCCCGCCAACGGTGAGATCGTCGGCAACGCCGCGAACATCAAGGCGCTGTTCTCCGCCGGATCCGGCGCGGTCTACAACGATGGCGCCTTCTCCGTCGATCAGGACTGGGTCCGGGGCCGCGTCTCGGCCGGCTCCCTGCTGACCTACGACGCTGCCTCCGGCGAGATGGCCGGTGACGCTGGTGCCATCCGCGGCCTCTTCAGCGCCCCCGGCCTCGGTGCCTACGATGCGGCCTCCGGTGCCTACAACCTGACCAGCGCCGACGTCCGCGCCCAGATCTCCGGCGGCGCTGGCATCGACTACGACTCTGCGACCGGAGAGATCTCCGGCAACACCGCCTGGAGCCGCCAGCAGATCGGCGCGGGTGCCCTGCTCGCCTACGACGCTGCGACCGGCGAGATGTCCGGCGATGCTGGCGCCATCCGTGGCCTCTTCGGCGCCGGAACCGGCATCAGCTACGACCCGGCCTCCGGCGCCATCTCCGGTGACGAGGCATGGGTCCGCAGCCGCTGGGGTATCGGTGGGCTCGGCACCTACAACGCCGTCACCGGCGTCTACACCCTCTCGCAGGCCGACGTCCGCAGCCAGATCAGCGCGCCCGGTCTCGGCATCTACGATGAGACCGCCGGCACCTACACCCTGACCGGCGGGGATGTTCGTGCCCAGCTCACCGGCGGCGCCGGCATCAGCTACAACGCGGCCACCGGCGAGATCTCCGGTGACCAGGGTTGGGTCCGCAACAGCTTCTCTGCTCCTGGCCTGGGCGCCTACGACCCGGCGGCAGGCACCTACACCCTGACCAGCGCCAACATCCGCAACGAGCTCTCCGCAGGCCCCGGCATCAGCTACGACGCTGCGACCGGCACCTTCCAGATCAGCGCGGGCCAGGTCGAGCGCGCGATGCTGGCCCCTGCGGTCCAGACCGAGCTGGATGACCTGCGGTCCGACGTCGACACAAAGCCGAGCAAGTTCCGCGCGACCATCAGCCTGGTGGCTGGTGTGCCCCTGCAGGTGGTTCACGGCCTCGGAGAGTCGTTCCCCCTGGTGAAGGTCTACGACTCAGCCGGTGTGGATCTGGAGATGGACACCCGCAGCGTCGATGCCAACACCATCGAGCTGATCGTCCTCTCCAGCGAGGCGAACTGCGAGATCATCTGCATCGGCTGATGAAAAGGCGCCTGGGGCCGGCTTGGCGGCGGAGAGTCCCGGGTGCTGGGGGAGGGTGCGTTTCTCAATGGGGGTGCGCCCTCCCCACCTCTCCGCCGCCGACCCTCCGTCTCACCGACGCCCGGAGCCTGTGATGACCGCCGCCGCCGCTTCATCGATCCCTGAGCTGCTCGACCTGACCGCTGCCGATGCGCTCCGGTTCATCGCTCACCACAGCCAGGGACGCCTCCCGGAGCAGGCCCTGGTGCTGTTGGACGGGGTGAAGGTCTGGAGCAGCCGGAGAGCCGGGCGGCTGCACATCCACGGCGGGATCCTCGCCTACGGCTGGCAGGACGGCACGGTGCACGCGGACCTGAGCGATCGGGTCGCCCTGAGACGCAGCCAGGGCGGCTGTGTGCTCCTGATGGCGTGGCGGAACCAGGGCCTCGCCACCATCGCCGCCGTCAACTGCCACCCCGGCACCCTGCGGTGGGAGTTCGGCCGGCTGGCAGATGGGCTGCACCGCTACGACTGGCGGCAGATCCCTGACGGTGAGCAGCTCACCCCCGCCGCAGGTGCGGCCCCCTTCCTCTCCGGCCCCTTCGCGGAGCCGATGCCGACGCTCTCTGCCGTCATCCCGGCGGGCCTCTCCCCCTTCCAGGGCGCCCACACCCGGCCCTTGCACCTCGACCACAAGCGCGGCCCGGACGGACCGAACGCGGACGCCGCCTGGAGGCTGATCCGGGAACGGCTCCCGGCAGGGGGCTGGTTGCACGTCCTCCCCGGCGGGGACCTGCTGCGCTGGCTCGATGAGGACCGGAACGGCGACCTGGCTTCCTGGCGGCCGGAACTCCGAGCAGGCGCGCGCTCCCCCTGGGTCAAGCGTGCCCAGGAGCTGCTGTCGCTGCTGGACCAGGCGAACCCGCTGCCGCAGACCGGCGTCTTCGGCTGGCGGACAACCCTGGCCCTCTCCCAGCTCAGGGCCTTCCAGCGTGACCCGAACCCCGTCCCGGCGGTGACCGCCCGGGAGTGGCGCTACCTGGAGCGCGCCGCCCGCCAGTTCTCCGGGGTCTCCGCTGTCCCAGCCCTGCCGCCGGCCGTTCCTGCCGCGGCACCGGCCTCCTGGAGGGCCATGTGACCCTCGGCCGAACCTTCCGCGCCGAGCACTTCGCGCGCTACGTTGCCCTGCTCGGCTACCCCGAGGCGCTCCCCACCCAGGACGGAGAGGCCCTCTTCGCCGGCCTCTCCGGGGTGATCCCAACCTGGGAGAGCGCCGGAGACAGCGTCCTGACCCACGAGGGGGCGTTCTCCGCGGTCTACCGGGATGGGAAGGCCTCCAGGCAGCCCTCCCCGGTGGTCGGCCTGCAGCCGGCGACGGGCAGCCAGCAGCAGCTCCGGGGCGATGACATGGTCGTCGCGCTGTGGGTGGCCGGCGGTGAGCTGCGCATCGGAGTCAGCCGGGGGAAGGTGAACGCGGACCGGAAGAGCGCCGGCAACACGAACGGCGCCGCCCAGATCTGCGACGGCCTGCACCGGTACTGGCTCTCCAATTTTGGCTACGACGAGGACGCCGCCGAGGTCTTCCGAGCGCGAGACGGGCAGATCGTCGTCGCCCGGGACCTGGACGTCGACGGCGAGGTCTCCCTGCAGGAGCTGATCGCCGGCGGCCTCTCCCTGCAGAACCTCTCGGTGCTGATGCACGCGATGGGGCTGTCCGAGGGCTGCTGGGGGCCACTGGCTGCCGCCTGGGGTGACTTCCTGCGCCTGGGGAAGGGACACCTCTCCATCCGTCCCCGGGAGGGCATCCCCTGTCTGCATTGGCCCGGCACAGACCTGTTCCGCTGGCTGGAGGCGGGCATGCCCGGGGCCTGGTGGCCCCTGCTGCGTCCCGGCTGCCGGGGGCGGCGCGTCACGGTCCTGCAGGGCCTGCTGACGAACGCCGGGCACCCACTGCAGCCGGACGGACTCTTTGGCCCCGCGACCGCCCGGGCCCTGCTGGCCTGGAGGGCTGTCCGGGGCACCACGACCACCCGTCCCCACGTCGGGGACTCTGACTGGCTGGGGCTCGGTGCCCCGGTCGACCTCACCCCCGCGGCGACCACGCCGACGACACCCCGGAGCTGACCATGCTCACCGCGACCCTTCACACTGACCTCTTCGCGCTCATCGAGGACTTTCAGCAGAGCAGGGGGCAGCGCCCCGGCCTGCGCTTCCTTGGGCTCCTGCAGAACCTGGAGCCGATGGCGGTGCAGTACGTCCGCACCATGATGGACATGATGCAGGTCTCCGAGAAGGAGGCGATCGCCTTCGTCGCCAGCGAGCTGGACGAGCTGATCACCTGGGACTGGATGGCCGAGCTGTCGCCGGTGTTGAGGTCGGTCGCTGACCGGCTGGAGAAGCGCGACGGCCCCCGGCTGGAGGAGTGGCTGACCCGGGCCTGGACCCGCGCAAAGCAGCGGTCGGAGATCTGAGCCGTGGCCCGGTTGGTTTCCCTGCTCGCGGATCCGACGGCCCGGCTGGACTACCGGCGCTTTGTGATGTCGATGTCCTGCTTGGTGGCGTCGTTCGCGTCGTTGTGGCTTGGGCTCATCGACGGCGGCACCCTGACGACGTTGGTTCTCGGGGTGACCGGGATCTACTTCGGTCAGGACTGGGGCGTGAAGAGCAAGGAGATCGAGGCTCGGGGCGCCGCATCGAAGCCCCCCGCGCCCCCCGAGGGGCCATTCACGGTCCCCCCTGAATTGCGCCCCGAGCCCGTGGAGGCCCCCAGATGATCGCCGTTGTCGCCACTGCCCTGTTGCTGCTGCCCCTGTCTGCATGGGGGCAGGACGTCAAGACCATCGCCAGTCAAATTCCCTTCGAGGCGTGGCCATGGGTGGCGGTCGGGCTGGCGGGTGGCGCCTTCCTGCTGTGGAAGGCGGGGCTGGTGCGGCTGCCGAGCAAGGCCCCGGCGCCCTTCGATGACGATGAGCACACGCAGAGCCGAGCGATCCCGGCGGCAGCCCGCCCGGCCCTCACCGACGCGGACCAGGCCGAACTGGCGCGGCTTCGACAGGAAGACGCCGAGCGTCGCGCCGCCGCTGCGGATGCGGAGAAGCGGGCAGCGTGGGCGGCCGGGGTGGTGGAGCAGCTCACCCCGCGCTTTGACGAACTGCTGGAGCACCTCACCGCCCTCGACAGACGGGTGACCGCGATGGAAGAGCAGCAGGGCGACCTGAACAGGGGACACGACGACATGCAGCGAAGCCTCGCCGAGGTGCGGCAGATCCTCAGCGGGTTTGTCTCGGCGGTTGACACCCGACTGACTCCCGAGCTGCAGCGCATCGCTGATAGGCTGCAGCCATGAACGCCACCCCGACCCCGGTGACGGGCACCATTCCCCGCATGAGCACCGACCCCCACCGGGAACCATGGGCGGCGCTGCATGATGCCCTCGACGCATTGCGGGCCGCCAACGACATCGCCGACCAGCACGCCCGCCGAGCTGCCGCCGTCGATGCGACACCGATTCAATAGACCGAGAGTGGGATCATGGGAGAGAACGTCGTCAACAGCGCAGGGTTTGCGATCACCGTGGAAGGCAGCACCGCGGGTTGGACCCTCTGCGTGGGGCTCGGTAGTGCCGGACTGCATCAGCCGTCGCCGTTGATGAGCACCACAACCGCGGCGCAGGTGCACGCCGCCGCTCGACAGGCCTCCGACATCGCCAGCGCCATCACCGCCGCCCGCGCTGCCATGCCCCCTGCTGTGGTGGTGTGGTTCGATGCCCTGCCCACCATCGGTGGGGTGAACACCGCCGAACGGATCGTGCTCGCCATCCGGGCCGATCCCCGGCCGCCGGTCCCCCCCGAGGTCGCGGGCAGCGGACTGACCGCACTGTAGCCTCAGCGCTCGAAGTGCCCGAGGTCGACCAGCAGCCCCAACAGACGCCGCAGGAATTCGCCATCCGTGCGGCGCATCTGTTCGAGGCGCCGCACGGTGGCCAGCATGCCGGGAACGTCGTGCCGCTGTTGGAGGGCCTCGGGCAGGGCCGCGCACGCTACCAGCGTGGCCCGGGTTGCCGCCCGCCCCATCCACACCCCGAGTCGCGCGGACTGGTAGCAGACTGCTGACCGGCAGGTGTCGACCCCGGCGGCACGCATCGGTCCCCACAGTCCGGCAGCCATCATGTTCAGGTCGACCTCCAGGCGGCGCAGCCAACACACCAGCGCCCCGAGGTCAGCCACACACGCCGGCACCGTCAGATCTGCCGCCGCGGCGGCCTGATCCATCGCACAGGAAACCCAATCTTCATAGATCGGGTCGTGGTGTGCTGGCAGCATCATCGAACAGTGTTTGCACAAGGCATGCCAAGCTCCGGCCGGCGGTATGCCATGTTGGTTCATTAAGCGATTTCCATATGGAAATTACCCGATAGAAATTTCCGGCAATTTCCCTGAACACATCCACAGGGTTTTCCGCAGAGTGGGTGGTTGGCTCGCCCTCTCTGGACATGGAGAGGGGCTCACCGCTGCGCAGGGGAGGGGATCACCGCCTCAGCATGCCGCAGGGAGAGACGGACACCCAGTGACCAAAATCAGGGAGGCTGCTCAGGGTAGAGATCTATTTTCGCCTCTCCGACACCATACGGTTGACGTCTGTTTTCGGCTCACGGTACTGAGTATGTGTTCAGTGCTCAGGAGGTGTCATGGCCAAACCCAGAGAAGTCCCCATCAGAGAGATCAAGGTGACCTCGACCGCGACCCCGAGCCCCAGGCAGGCAGAGGTGTTGTCTCTGTTCTGTTTCCGCAGACAAATCTATGCCCCGATGCCGACCTACGCGGAACTCTGCGATCTGCTTGGGGTGGCCTCGACGAATGCGGTGGCCTGCCACATCCGCGCACTGATCGCGAAGGGCTACCTCAAGCAGTACCCAGGCAAGAGGACAGCGGTTGCCCGGCCTGCCCGGCACATCTACCCCACCGGCCGGGCGATACGGTGGATGAAGAGCCTCACGGTGGCGGTGCCCATCATGACCGTGGTCGATGGCCAGCTCGTGCCCGAGTCTCGCAAGCGCCGGCACCAGGTGGCCCAGAAGTCCGAGGGGCGGATACCGTCGGAGTGATGCCTCTGCCTCTCCTCACTGCCCGCTGCCCGGCCTGTGGTGGCCTCGCCCTGTTCCGTCAGGTCGCTGGGCGCCTGCAGGGGGTCTGTCACGAGCTGGACAGCGCGCCGGCCTGCTACTGGGACGCCGATGGGGCAGAGGCGGAGGCTGCACTCGATGCCACGCGGCGGCGTCTCATCTCCTCATGGCCACAGCTCGGCAGAGTGTGACGGAAAATCTCATCTTTCTTGTGACGCCAGCCTGCGCCGGTGCTTTCACCGCTCGAAGATGTGGTACTCGCCATCGCTGGGACGGCCTTCGTCCTCCCCGTCCTCGGCGAAGGTGCCCTCCCAGAAGTAGCCGGCGGCAGTGAGGCGGCGGTAGACCATGCGGAAGATATCGGCGCTGGTGTCGTCATAGCCGTCGTCGCAGGGCAGCGGATCGGGCTCTGTGGTTGGCACCGTCGACTTGAACCCCGGCAGGTAGCGCACCGGCTGGGAGACGATGATGGCGGGGTAGGGCTGCTCTGCGTCGGACTCGAAGCCGACGGCGGCAGCCTCTGCGAGGTTCCTGACACGGACGGACAGGCGGCCGTTCACGATGAATCGAGGGGCGGGCATGGGGGTCTCCTCAGTAGTAGCGGGGGCGGCAATCGGCATCGTCGGCGTGGAGCTTCTCGACGCTGAGGTCACCGTCGACGACGAGAACGGTGCGGTGGTAGCGCTGGCCAGCGTGGATGGTGTCGCGGCAGTGGTCGCAGACATGGGGGATGCGGGCGGTGTGAGTGCTGTCGGAGAGCGCGGTGATGTCGGGGCGGTTCTCGCGCTGGTGAGCATCCCAGGCGGCGCGCATCATCTCGGAAGAAGCAATCATCTTGTCCTCTCGGTTGGTGTCTATTGTACTGTAGAGCACGAATATTATTCGCTCTACATGGTGAATAGGACAGAGATTGACCGCGAATAGTCAGCGCAGTACACGAGGATGAGGAGGTGGTGATGAGCGAGTGGAAGGGACCGCGCTACCGGCTGCCCCGGCTGGTGGTCCTGCTGGCGACCGGGACGCCGACGATGGCGGAGATCTGCACCGCGCTCAACGCCGGCCGGCGCTCCATCGAGGAGGACCTCCGCGCGCTGGAGGATGGCGGCATCGGGATCGAGCGGCTGCAGTCGAGTGGTGGCGACCGACCAGGCCGTCACCCCACGCGCTACCGGCTGACCGGCGAGGCCCGGCGCCAGCTCGGCGGGGCAGGGTGAGGGCTTGCGTTTTTGACAAGTCAGATGAGGGCTGGTGGGCAGACAACGGTCCGGCGGAATTCCGCCGGACCGTCCCAGGCGCCACTGAGGGCAGGCGCATCACTCCCCCACCAGCCGGAGGAGTTTGGAGCGCGTGGCGGTGGTGTGGGCGCGGTGTGGGCGAGCCTGCACTCCAGCGGCGGCCAGAGGTTCCCAGAGGCCCGCAGACTTCAACAATGAGATACAGTCAGGACAGAGCGAAATCGGGCGTACCACCTCGATCCCGTCGATTGTTTCCCGCTTCGGGAGCAGGAGGCCGGAGGTTCGAGTCCTCTCACCCCGACTACCAGAAACCGAGCCCCCATCAGCCTTATCGCCGGTGGGGGTTTGGTGTGGGCGGGGTGTGGGCGGCGGCGGTGTGGGCGCGGTGTGGGCAGAAAGCGCCTCTGAGACTGCCAGGCCAGCCCGCCTCACCCGTGCCTCAGTCGCGCTCAGATACCGCTGGGTAGACTCCAGCTCCGAGTGACCGAGGGCCTCTCGGGTGGCGGTGAGGTCACCGGCCAGCTGGAGGGAGAGGGTCGCGAACGTGTGCCGGAGGTCTCGGAGGGTGATCGTCTGGTTGTAGCCGATGGCGCGGGCTGCACTCCGCCAGCTCCGTCGGTAGTTGCCGGCGAGGAGGTGCGCGTCGACGGAGAGGCCCGGGCGCCAGAGGTTCACCAGGACCCCGGCCAGCTTCTCCGAGACCGGGAGCGTTCTCTCGTCGCGATCCTTGGTCGCCCACTCCGGGAGGTGGAGGGAGTACTCCCCGTCAGCCTCGCCGGGCTGCAACCACCGGAGGGTGAACCGGACGATCTCCTCACGTCGGAGACCACACTCCAGTGCGATCCGGGCCTGAGCGGCGGCGGTGTGTCGGCCGCCTCCCTCCAGCTCCGCCAGCCACCGCGCCAGGACCCCGAGATCGTGGAGCTTGCCGCGCTGTTTGGCGTCTCGGGGATCGGAGTTGATCGTCGGTGCCTCCGGGAGGGAGTACTCCACCCCGTGTTTCTTGAGGTGGCGTTTCAGCACCCGGAGCCCCCGAAAGAGGGCCTGCCTCTCCCGGATGATCGTTTGCCCTCGCACCCGCTCGTTTTTCCGCCCCGTCTCGCCGCGCCTGGTGGCGACGTACTTTTCGAGGAGGTCCTCGTCGACGGTGCGCGCGTCTCGACCCTTGCCGAGGAGCCGGAGGAGGTGGTTCTCCCACTGCTCCCGGAGGTTCCCGATCTGTCGGTCACTCACGCCCTTTGCTTTTGCCCGCTGCACGTCAGCGTCTCGGAGGTCGCTGAGGGTCAGGACTGGTACAACCCGCGGAGATGCGGCGGGAGTGCTTCCGGCCCGCTCGGAGGCGAGGAGGTCCTCGGCGTCGACCTTGACGCGGATGTGTTCGGCGGCGGCGGAGGCTCTCTTACGAGACGCAGCGTAGCCCCGCGCTCCCTCACCGGGGGCGGGGATGCCGGTGGACCGTCTGCACTTCTTTCCTTTGGCGGGGCCGTAGCGGCGGCGGAATTCGCACCACCAGAGGTCGGATTTCTTGTGTCGGTAGAGGTACACGGGGAGTCGTCCTGTTGAGGGGAGGGGGTGGCGGGGAGCGGGGCCTCGGACCACCCCGGCGGCGTGGTGCGCTGGAGGTAGAGCCAGCGGCGGAGGTCGGAGGGATAGTAGAGCAGGACGCGGCCGACCTTGGAGCGGGGCGGCCCGCCCTTCTGTGGCGGATTGCGGTAGAGCCAATCCGCTGAAAGACCGAGGAGCGCAGCGGCCTGGTGGACGTTGATGGGGGCTTCGGCGGGGATCATGACGCCTCCGAGAACAGGGGCTGCTGTGCGGTCGGGGTGATCACCGGCGGGTGACTGCAGGTGAGCCACTCCCGATGCTTGGTGCGGGTGATGTCGACGTGGTGCCAGCCGGAGAGCTTGAGGGGCTGCTTCTCGCAGATGACGACTCGAGCTCCTCGACGACGGCACTCCTCAGCGAGCTGGAGTACTTCCTGGCGGGCGCAGTCGACGGCGTAGCCAGTGGCCCCGACGTAGGGCGGGTCAAGGATGACGTCGTCGTTGCTCATGTCGGCGGGCAGCTGGACGCGCTCGGCACGCTGGCGGGTGACCGTGAGGCGGTCGAAGAAGCCAGCCTCAGCCGCGTCAGCGATGCGCTGGGCGATGGTCGCAGCGTGGAGCATGCCCCGGACGGAGCCCCCACCGGTGACCCGGGGACCGATCAGATGATCGGTCCCATCCCGCGGCGTCTTCACCAGGGTGAGTGCCTGGGCGGGGGTGTCGGAGGCCTCAAGGGACCGCCCCTCAACACCCAGGCTGGTGGTCTTGTCTCGGTGGTAGATGCGCCGGCAGGGGATGTCTCGCGCCCTCCCCTGCTCATCCAGCTCGGGGTGCTGCGGGGTGCCGATGCCCTTCTGTCGGAGGTTGGTCTGCCGCAGCGCTGCCTCATCGGTGGGGGTGGCCTGGATCTTCTGCTGTCCCTTGCCCGCCTTCCTCGGCTTGTCGCCCATGCGCCAGCCGAGCTGCTCATCCCACCACACCGGGCATGCGCTGGCGGACCGGGCCTGAAGCCAGAGCCACTGCGCCACCCGGTAGGGCGGGAAGCCATGCGGAGGCTGTCTGGACAGCTCATGCCAGAGACCGACCGGGCAGTACTCCGGGCGCGCCTGCCAGGAGCGGAGCCGGGCCTGAACACAGCCGCGATAGCCGGGGTGCTGGAGTACTTCCCACATCTCCCCCGGCGGTCCCGCATCGTTGAGCCAGACGCGGCCGCGGTGCGCTCCCCCGCCCACCCGGTGGCCGAGTACTCCGAGGATGTCCTGGGCGTAGCGGCCCTTGCTGCCCATGTAGGCGACCAGAGGCACGCCGAGCGGCCCGACCGCCCACGCCAGGGAGATCGCGCCAGTGCCGGCGAACAACTCGATGATGCGGCGAGAGGTCACGCTGCCCTCACAGACTGATCGACGGCCAGGGCGACAGCAAGGCCCTGGTCGACCCAGATGGGTGCGGAGGAGAGCATGAAGGCGCTGCCGCTGCGGGCGAGGAGGAGTGTCTGGGCCATGGTGGAAGCGATGGCGGTGGCGGCTGGTGGTGGGACGGCGTTGCCGATGCCCTCGCGCCATCCGGTGTGGCTCTTGCCATCGAAGCGGAGGTAGCCGTCGGGGCCGGAGAGGACGGGGAAGCCCTGGAGGGCGGCCAGCTCCAGGGTGGTGAGCGGCCGGTGCCACGTCCCGTCCAGCGCGATGATCACGGGCGGCGGGTCGGGTCGGTCGTCGGGTGCGGGGAGCTGGGGAGAGGCCACCGCCCACCGGCCCCGGTCGATCTTGCTGTGTGCGGTCACCGCGCCGGAGGCTCCACACCAGGAGAGCACCCCGTAGTGCCCCCCGCTCTGGAAGTGCTTCCGGCCTGCCGCCCAGCTCGCCACGCGCGGGTCGCTGATGGAGATGGCCCCGGCGGTCGGTCGGGTGGCTCCGGTCACCGTGCGGCTGTGCCCACCCCAGCCGGCGATCATGAAGATGTTGGTGTGGGCGTTGTCCTTGCTCATCCAGGGAGAGCGCGGGTCTGCGATGCAGGCCCCGCCCGAGCTGGGACCACCGCCAGCGGTCACGGCCCCTGCCGGGGCGTCGTAGTCGGTGACCCGGTAGACATTGCTGTGCCGGCGTCCCCGGGTGTCGTTGACGTCGCAGGCCAGCCGGGGATCCGCGATGGAGAAGCCCCCACCGCCGGGTGCGGCCTGGGCGGTGACCGCGCCGGAGGGGGTGTCCCAGGGGCGGACCCGGTACGCCTGATAGTTGCCGAGCTGGCAGCGGGGGTCAGCGATGCTGAGGGCACCGGAGCCCACCCGGTCCGATGTGGTGACCACGCTGCTGTGAGTGTCTGCGGAGAGCACCTTCATCTTGCCGCTGTGGGTGCCGTAGCTGCCGAGCCGGGGGTCGCAGACGGCGGCCGCGCCGTTGCCGGTTGTGCTGGCGGCGATGACCGCGCCGGATGTCTCTCCCCAGGGGCAGGCCCGATACTTCCCTTTCCCGCCCCACGAAGAGGCCGCGCGAGGGTCGGCCACGGAGAAGGCCCCGGTCTGGGGTGCGGCACTGCCGGTGACGGTGCCGGAAGACCCGGACCAGTTCTGGACCCCGAGGACGGTGGCGTGCCAGGGGCGGGCGGGCAGGAGTCCGTAGCGGGCGAGGATGCCGGGCGTCGTGGTGCCGTCGAGTCCCTGGTGGTGCTCGACCTTGAGGTCCTGCAGGGCGCGCCAGTCCTTGCCGGGCGGGATGAGTGCGAGGCGCACCCAGGTCTTCCAGGTGAGGCGGGGGAGCCGGTGCATGGGGCCACCGCGCGGATCGTCGGGCAGGGGCAGGCCGCCGATCACCTCACCGATGCTCTTGAGGGGACGTGTCGGGGGTGCGTAGAGGAAGGGGGGCACCTTCTTGACGTGGCGGGCGACCAGGAGGAAGCGCTTCCGGCTCTGGGCCAGCCCGCCCAGCTTGCCGCAGTCGTGGGTGGTCTCCGCCACCGCGTAGCCGTAGCCCTCCAGCAGCGACCGGATCTGGTCGAGGAGCTGGCGGCCGCGTGTGGCGATGCGGGGGACGTTCTCCAGCAGGAGGAGTCCGGGCGGGTCATCGGCGAACGCCTCCAGCGTCAGCCACACCGAGCGGACGGTGAGCCGGTTGAGCGCCCGGTACTTTGTCGATCGCGCGGACTTCTTGTTGAGGAGCCCGCTGAAGCCTTTGCAGGGCGGGCTGGTGAAGACGATGTCGGGGCACTCCCCACCAGCCGCTGCGCGGAGGTCAGCGGGGGTGACCGGCTGCCATCCCTTGGGTGGGGCTTTGCCGTGCCAGTCGCGGTACTGCTCTTCGTCGAAGAGGTCGAGGCAGGAGGCCGGAACGCCCAGGAGTTGGGTGAAGTCGCGGCAGGCGCGGGGGTTGCTGTCGACGCCACCGAGGCAGCGCATCCGGGCGACGGAGCGACCGAGGCGGGCGTGGGCCATCTGGAAGCCCAGGGCACCGCCACCGATGCCGGCAAAGATGTGGAGGTGGGTGATCTCGGTGTTCATCAGGCTGCCTGCTGGGGCTGTCGGGAGGAGGGGTACTCCAGGCCGTGCCGGACGCAGTAGTCCCGGACAGAGGCGCGGGCTGAGGAGGCGTTGGCGTAGCCCTCCTGCAGAGCGACCTCTTTCCAGGGGAGGCCCTGCTGGCGGAGCTGGGTGGCACGAGCAGCCCGGAGGGAGGGGCGCGGCCCACCTAGTGGCAGCGATGCTGAAGCACGCCGGCGCCGTCGCCGGGAGGGCCTGCAGGCGGTCAACGAGACAACCAGCCCGTGGGCGTCGATGGTGATCCGGTGATGCTGTCCCGGGGTGAAGCGCCAGCCCCGGTTCAGCGAGGCCACGATCAGTCGGCGACGGGCCCCGAGGGTGCGCTTCACCAGATCGAAGGAGCCGTCCTCGCCGGGGTAGACCAGCGAGATGAAGAGGGCCTCGCTGGTCTGCGTCAGGTAGCAGGTCCAGGGGGCCTGCCGGTCATCGCTCAGATCGACACCCTGGCAGGCGGCAAGCTCCTCGAAGGCGCGCCGGGGGACGCTGATCCGGTAGTCGTGTCGGGCCTGGGCGGTGTGGTGGGGGCTCATGCTGCACCCCGCTGCGCGCTGGCCTGGACCTCATCCCGCAGGGCTTCAAGGGTCTCGTCCCATCGGCTGGCATCGAACGCAGCCAGCAGTCGCTCCCGCTCTGCCTCAGGAAGGTCTGCCGGGAGCATCGTGGCCAGGACCTCCTGCGCTGCGACAGCGCCAGGGATGATGCTGACGATCTGGCGCAAGGTCTCCCGCCGGAGATCGTCCTGCAGCCGCTCCAGCTGGGCAGCCTTCTGCTGAACGGCGGTCTGCAGCGCCGCCAGCTCGGCGGCAGCGGCCTCGATCTGGATTGTCAGTCGGACGCGGGGGAGAGGCTGCAGCTCTGTGTAGCCGTCGCCGTCCGCGTCGGCGTCGTCGCAGTCGTTGTCCCCTCCCTCATCAACAGCCAGGGAAAGGGAGGGTTCCTCGGTCGTTCCTGGCGGGAGTATATTTTCTAAGGAAATCCCGATGGACTCCTCAGCGGTCGTCATGGGGCCGCAGAGAGCGGCGACAGCATCGACGCTTTCGGCCTCCTCGACAGAGGCGTCGCCGTCTGCGTCGGTGTCGTCGCAGTCGTTGCCGGGGAGGTCCTGATGGGTGGGAGCAGGAGACGGCTGGGACGGTCCGGGTAATTCTGGCCGGACCGTCGTCTGCGCCTGCAGCAGCTCCTTCAGCGTCTTCGCCTCCTCGAACCAGACGCGCCGCTTTCCGCCCAGGTCGACCGCGAGGATGGCCCGTGCAGCGATGCAGCCCGGTTGCGGGACTCTGCCGAGCGTCTTGTAGCGGCGGGCCGCCTTCGAGACTGCTCGCTCACAGTCGCGACAGATGCCGACATTGGTCGCCTGCCGGTCTGGGTGGATGGGGCATCGGGCATTGGGATCCATGACAATCTCCGGGGAGTGGTGGGGGTTCTGGGTGCGGGGCTGGGAGAGTTGTTCGCGGAGGCGTTCGTGGGCGGCTCGCTCGATCTGGCGCGCCCGTTCGCGGGAGATGCCGTACAGCTCACCGGCTTCGTCCAGGGAGTGGTCGACACCGTCGACGAGCCCTGCTCGGAACTCGACGATCGCGGCGCTGCGCTCATCCAGCCCGTCGATCAGCTCCTTCAGCCGCCCTGCCTGAAGGGCCGTGTCGACCTCGCGGTCCAGGTCGTCAGCGTCCAGGCCGGCGAACATGTCGAGCAGGCTGCGGTCTTCGCCTTCGGCGATGGCACCGTCGAGACTGAGGGGTTGGCGGAACTCCAGGAGCGCCTGCACGCGCTCGGGGAGGAACTTGGTCACCTCGGAGAGCGTCGCAGCGTTGACCGGCAGCCCACAGCGCACCAGCTCTCGGCTGGCCTTGTCGATCAGCCGGATTTCCTCGGTCATTCCACTGGGCTGGCGGATGACTCGTCCAGCGGTATCAACGTGCCGGGTCATCGCAGCCCGGATCCACCATTTGGCATAGGTGAGCAGCTTCGTTCCGGCCTGGGGGTCGAAGCGCCGACAGGCACGCAGGAAACCCAGCCGCCCCTCCTGCACGAGGTCCTCCGCCTCGGACCGAACCTGTGGGAGCTGGGCGATGGTGGTGGCTTGCCGCCAGATCAGGCGATCAACATCCGGCAGAAGGCTCCAGCGCAGCGACTCCGCCCGACGCCAGAGGGTCAGGGCATCCTGATGCATCTTCCGGGCCTCGCTGGACTGGCAGAGTGCCTCGGCGATACGCAGGGCCTCCGGGGTGCGCTCGCTACGCGGTCCTCGGGTCTTCTCCGTCGAGCCCTTTTGGGGCGTGTCCAGGTACAGCACAGCCTCCGGCCATGCGGTGAGCAGCTCGTGACAGTCCTCTTCGGCCTGCAGGGCCTCCGCCAGCGTGCGGCGCTGGCCTGCATGGTCGACCTTCATCGCGGCCGCCCGGCGTACATCAAAGCGCACAGAACGAGGCACAGGACGAAGCCCGCGGCGAGCTGGAAGACGAGGCTCACATCCACCTCCAGCTCGGACCCGCCATCACCGGCCAGCCCAGGGCGAGGGCGATGATCGCCACCGCACCACAGCCGCCGGCGAGCTCGCGGACGACATCGAGGAGGAGGAAGAACATCAGCTCGCCTCCCGCTGCAGCACCGCCGGCACCGGGACGCTCAGCCCGGCCTCGGTGGCCATCAGGTAGACCCGGAGGCTGTAGGACCGCTCGGCGGCGAGCAGGTCGGTCAGGGTGGTCTGGTGGTGCAGGAGGGCGCGCTCCTGGACCCGGGCGCTCCGGAGCTCCGCGAGCACGCTGTCGCACTGGCGCTGCAGCTCGCTGGTCAGGCCGGTCAGCCCCCGGGCCTGCGCGAGCGCGGCTTCGACGATCTGAGAGGACAGGCCGATCTCCTGTGCGAACCGGCTCCGCTTGTGAGCAGGGACGCGGACGAGGGCCTCGAGGACTGCCGCAAGGGCTTCTTCATCGTGGGGCCTCATCGGACACCATCCACAGGCGCGTCGGGGTTGCGGGGGTCGACATAGTCGGGGCCGCGAGTGTCGATGGCGTCACCGTCCTCGCCGGCCTCCATGCGATCGACGGTGCTGTGCAGGTCGTCCCACCACACCTCAGAGGTCAGCATCCCCTCGCTGCCGGTGGCCTCAGCGACCAGCTCGTCTGCCGCCTCGACGAGCGCCCGGGCCGCGCGAAGATAGGCGCGGGCGCGGTCAGCGTCGGAGAGGCTGTGGGCGAAGATCGCACAGTCGGTGCGCGCGGACTCCAGGTTCTCATCGCAGCGGCGGGGCCAGGTGGCCGGACCACGCTTCCAGCGGGTGATCAGGTGCCAGATCGAGGCGGCATAGTCTCGATAGATCATCGAAGACTCCATCAGGCAGCCGAGCGGGCGTCGTCGCGCCGCTCGATGTGGACGTTCAGCGGCGGCGGCAGGGGGCCGGGCTGGACGCGGAGGAAGTGCCCGAGATCGGCGCACCGGGGCAGCAGCCAGCCAACCTGCTCGGCAGCACGGTGGTCGTGGCCGTAGCGGGCGTGGTAGGCGTTCCGGCACAGCATCGTCGCGCGGACGAGCCAGCGGTAGGCGCGGAGGTCACCCTCCACCCAGGTCACCATCCCCCAGGGGATGTCGCAGGGCGCGGGGTAGCCGCTGCGGGGGTAGCCGTGGCAGTCCACACCCCAGCGGAGGGCCAGGCCGAACCACACCCGGGCCAGGCCGGCGAGCTGCAGGCCGAGCTGCTGGTAGGGGCGATCGCCGCCGAGCATCTCCTCGAGGAGAATCGCCGGGTTGATGTGGTAGCGGAGCCGGACCGCCGGAGCCGAGCTGGCCCGCACCCGGACGGTGCCCCCGGGGCCGGCGAGGGAGTCGACGAGCTGCTCCCAGCTGTCCAGGCCGTAGCGGCAGGCCAGCAGCGCGGCAGCACCCTCGACGATGGGCCGGTAGGTCTTCTTTCGGATCGACCAGCAGCCACAGCACCAGGAGCCACCCAGGCCGGCGAACCGGGCCCGACCACCGCACCGCTCGCAGGAGCCGCGGGTGTTGTGGGCCTTGTTGCCGACGATGGCGACCCGGAACGGGGTGCCGGTGGCGATCGCCCGGTCGAGGTCCTCCGGGAGCCGAGCGGCGTCGATGAACAGGGTGCGCTCCATCACGCCACCTCAGCCCGGCGCAGGGGCCAGCGCTCAGCGGTGTCGAGGTCCACGACCACAGCATCCACGTCGCCCTCGAGGGTGAAGCGCGGGAAGTCCGGGTCCGGGTTGGACAGCCACCGGTTCACGACGAGGTCGTAGACCTGGTAGTCCCAGGAGCGATCGTCAGCGAAGACCAGGCGCTGACCGTCGGTGGTCATGCCGAGGTAGCTGAGGCCGGGAGTAGCAATCGCGGAGGGGGTCATGCTGCCCTCCGGTCAGTTCCAGGCACCTGCGCGCCACTCGGCTGAGTCGGGTCCGGATCAGGACTTTTCGTCAAGACGCCGGGAAAATCGACAACTTCAGCGGCTTCTGGGTGGATGGTATGAAGACGACAGGTGCGCTTCCGCTCAGGGAACGGTAAACATTTGTTCAGTGCTGGGGATGGAGTGTGAGGCATCGTTGACCTCCCGGCTGCTGTTCAGCTCACACTCACACTCTATGCACGTTTTGTGCATCGCGCCACGAAACGTGCAAAGAAATTTCTAACAGGAGTCCCCCATGGCGCGGTCGCCGGCAGGAACGCAGCACTCTCCGGCGGCGCAAAGCGACACCGTTCCCTCTCTGCGAATCGTGCGGGGCGCCGGTCAAGCTCCTGCGATACTGGCCGACCTGGTCGTCGACATGTCAGAACTCATCGGCTTGGTTGATCCAAACCTTTCCTCAGAGCAGGCAGAGATGGTCCGCGAGATTCGTCAGCTGATCGCGCGATTCCGGTCTTCCTTGCCATAGCGGTAGAGCAGTTCCCTGATCTGGGCGCCCAAGCCGATCTTGTGGGCCTCCGGTAAGTCCCGCCACACAGCTATCAGGGCCCGAAGCGTCTCCCGCTCCTCGGGGCGCATCTGATTCAGGTCGTGTCCGATCTGCACCGCCTCCGGTGGGGGCTCGATGGCCTCTTTTCCCAGGCCTGGAGCAGTCAGCACCAGCTCTACTTCTGCGCCCAGTCCCTCAGCGACTTTGATCAGGAACTCATCGCGCACACTCTTCCCGCGCTCGATTTTGCTGATCAATGAGGCGCTGACGCCCACCGCGCTGCCCAGCTCCTCCATGGTCTGAGCAAACTTGCTCTCGCGCAGGCGTTTGAGGGTCTGGCCGATCAGCTCACGGTTCATGGCCGGAGCTTCGCCCGCCTTGTTCGAGACGTGCAACTCTATCTCCTTGCACGATTCATGCATCATTGGTAAGTACCTGTCATGCACGATTCATGCATGAGGGACTGAACATGACCTCCTATGAAACCCCCGGCGAGTTCATCCGGGCACGGCGGCAGGCGCTCGGCTGGAGTCTCCAGGCCTTCGCTGACCGCGTTGGCGTCTCGTTCGCCCTTGCCGGATACTGGGAGCGCGATCAGAAGCCGACCGCGATCTCCTACTGTCGCGCCATTGCCCGGGCTCTTGATCTCACCGACGAAGAACGCGAGGAGTTGATCCTCCTCGCCCAGAAGCTCGCCGAAGATACTCGGCTGGAGCGCTCTGGTGAGGCGGCTTGACCGTGTCATTCCGCACCACGCTGGAGGGACGCCAACCAGGCCGGCTCTTTGGGCATGTTGCTGCACGCTCGGGTGACCTCACCCTGGACGGCCATGAGTTCGTAATTGAGGGCCCGAGCCTCCTTGACCTTTCGGCTGCCCCTCACCACTGCAGGAATGCTGGCGGCCGCGACGGCTACCCCCGCTCCGGCGACCCCAGGGTAAAAGTCATTGCCCTCGTATGGCAACGACGCCAGCACCATCACGCCGCCCAGGCCGGCTCCCCCCAGCCCTGCAACCAGCCACCCCGTTCCCCGCTGTTGCAGTTCGTACTGCAGTGGGCCGTGGACGTTCAGGGTCGAGGCGCTCTTCTGCTTGGCGGCCTCGCACGCCGACTCGGCCTCTGCCCGTTGTGCCTCCCAGGCGGAGAGTTCCTCTTCTCGCTCAGCCTGCAGCTTGCGCAGCACGTCATAGCCTGCGGTGACCCGAAAGCGCTCGGTGACATAGAGCGCCTCGCCGTTCACAGCCAGGGCCAGCGTCACGCCGACCTCCCGCTCCAGGTCTCCGACCACGACAAGGGGCTCTGTGGGGCTGCTGTAGTCGACCGCATCTTCTCGCACGAGCGCCTCCTCCAGCTTCGCCATGGGTGGAACGATGGAGGGGGGCAAGATGCTGGTGACGTCGCCCTTCTTTGTGGAGCCGGGAACGATGCCGACGCTTCGCCCATCCGAGCCGACAAAGGCCGACTGGTTCCAGTCCACAGCCACCACCGCGCTGCCCTGGTTCTCCAGCACGAGATTGACGTAGCCCGAGAGGGCTGGCCAGGAGATTTCAACCCCTTCTGGCGGAACAGCGATGCTCAGCGGCTCCAGACGCACCACCGCAGCGACTTCGCTGGGGGCGAGGAGATCAAACGAAGCTCCGCTCCGGTCCGTAGCCCAGCTCGTAGCCGCCAACAACAATCCGATCATCTCCCTGCTCCCACTGTTCGCCGCCGGGTGTTTCTGGCGCTTTTTTCCCCGGCTGGCGGCGGTGGGAGCCGGGGATTTCAGATTTACCACGTGGGTGGTTTGAACTCGCCCTCGTTGAGACTGCCTGTCCCTGGGGACGTGGCGGTCGCCTGAGTCATGGGGGACGCATCTGCGTTCCTCCTTTCTGCGCTGGTTTCTACCGTTCTACCCGCTCCTTTTTGTGCCAGCCCCTCCCGTGAGGTCACGATGCCCCGACCAAGACTGGAACTGACCACCGCCGCTGAAGAGATGGACCTCATTGTCTGGGCCCTGGATCGGTTCAGCTCCCGGGATGCATTCGCCGCGGCGATTGGGTGCAGCCGCTCCAAGCTCTGCATGACCCTGCGCGGAGAGCGGCCCGCTGGGGCCGGGATGCTGGAGGCACTCCAGCAGCACCTGCCCCGCACCGAGCGGCGGATCCTGCTGGTCGAGGTCGCCCGCCGCTGGGGTGTGGACCCCGGCGAGGTGTTTCGGCACCAGGCCCGCCAGGAGGTCCTGCCCGAGGTCTGGGGTGAGGTAGTCGATCTGGCCTCCGCCCGCGCGGCCCGTGCTGAGCACGCCGATGTTGTGCTCGCTGAGGCGGCGTGATGCGTTTTTGCCCTGCCCGGCTCTCATCCCATTCCGGCGAATTCGTTGCTGGTGATGTTTCCAATTCCACGGTGCCGGGTGGGGCTCTTCCTCTTTCGTTTGCGGCCGGCGCTGGGCTCATTTCTGGCGCTGTGATCACGGAGGGTGTCCAGCGTCTCGGGGGAGTGAGAACCCCCAGGTGCACGGTGTACCGCCCCGGCGTCGGCCGCTCTTTCTCTCGTCGCGGCACCGGGCCGGCTGGGGGTGTCCTGTGAGGCATCTCCTCAGCGCGTTCATCCCGGAGAAGCCGCAGACGAAGCAGCGCGTCCGAGTCACCCGAAACGGCCGCTTCACGCCGAAGGCCACCCAGGCCTGGAAGGCTCGTGCACAGCACATCCTCAAGGCAGCGGCCCGCGAGCAGGGCCTCGCCATCCCCCTGCCCAAGGGCACCGCGCTGCGGCTCGACTGTCTGCTCCTGTTCCCCCGTCCCAAGCATCTCGGCGAGGGCGGCCGGGTGCGGCACCTGGTCAAGCCGGACGCCGACAACGTCCTCAAGAGCATCGAGGACGCCTTCGACGGTGGCGGGCCCGGCGAGAGCGGGCTCATCATCTACGACGACTGTGAGATCGCCTCGGTCCACGTGGAGAAGTGGTACGCCGCCTCCGGCGAGCTGCCCGGCGTTCACGTTCGGCTCTGGCAGCTCGATGTGCCCCCGACGACGGTCCGGCGGAATTCCGCCGGACCGTCCACCGGAGAGGCGCAGACAACGGTCCGGCGGAATTCCGCCGGACCGTCCCAGCGCGCCCTGGCGTGTGGTCCGCACCTCCGATGGGCGGGTGGGAAGCGGCAGCTCGTGCCGACGATGCTGCGGCTGCTGCCGGTGGGCTGGCGGGGTCGGCTCATCATTCCCTTCCTTGGTGGCGGCGCCTTCTTCTTCGCCCTGCACGAGGCCGGCCGGCTCACCGGCGAGCCCCGCGCCATCCTGGCCGATGCCAGCCACGCCCTGATCAACAGCTGGCGGGTGTTGCAGAGCACGCCCCAGAACCTGCTGGCGAACCTCGATCAGCATGCCCGGCTCCACGGCCCCGAGCACTACGAGGAGATCCGGCGGAACTTCAACGACCGGCTGCCCTTCTCTCCGCTGGAGATGACCGGTCGCGAGCTGCGCGAGCAGGCCGCACGGTTCCTCTACCTGAACAGCGTCTGCTTCCAGGGGCTCTACCGGGTCAACAAGAAGGGCCGGTTCAACGGGCCGCTGGCGAAGGACCGGACCAGTACGCATGTCCTGAACCCCGAGCGCCAGGCGCTGCTGATGCGGAACCACCGCGCACTGCGGGGTGCCTCGCTGTCCCCGGTCGACTTCACCACGACGCTCCTCGAGGCCCAGGCCGGCGATCTCGTCTACGCCGATCCGCCCTACCTGCCGCTGCTGGAGGGGATGGACACCTTCACGGCCTACACCGCAGCGGGGTTCGGGCCTGCTGACCACCGTGTGCTGGTGGATGGGCTGCGGGCGGCCCGGCAGCGCGGTGCCCTGGTGATGATCTCCGGCTCCAACGGACCGCTGACCCGCGAGATCTACGGCGACGACTGGCACGCCACCGCGCTGACCCGCTCCGGCGGCATGAGCTGCGACGGCGACAACCGGCAGCCCGCCCCGGAGCTGCTCCTGACCTCCTGGACCCCGGAGACGGCATGAACGCCCCTGCGCGCATCCCTGCGATCACTCCACTCTCCCGCAAGCTGCTGGCCGCAGTCGCCGAGGAGCCCGGAGAGCGCACCGCCGCCCAGCTCGCCCACGACCTCAAGCTGGACAAGAAGAAGGCCGCAGCGGCGCTGCACCAGCTCAGTCGGCGGGGACTCCTCCAGCCTCGCCTCTACCGGCTGCACCCATGGGCGAAGCCGAGCCCCAGCCTGGAGAACGACACCGAGCACCGCATCTTTCTCACGCTCAAAAAGTGCCCACACACCAAGCAGGATTTGGCGGACGCACTGATGGTCTACGCCACGGACGGTGGCTTCAACCGCGCACTCAAGCGTCTCCATTCCTGGGGAAGCATCAGCACACCCGCTGAGGTCTACCCCAGCGATGCCGGCCTCTGGCTCCTTGAGGTCACCGCCGCGTCGGTCGGGGGTGCCTGATGTCGGAAGCCTTCAAGCTCATCGCCCCGGTCCGTCACAGCCGGCCCACCCCCACCCTGCGCCAGCCCCGCGCCCAGCAGGTCGCCCAGCTCCGCATCGCGGACCAGGTCACGGTCGATGTGGTGGAGCGCGCGGACAGCACCCCGGCTCCTGACGAGGTGTTCCGCCGGACCTTCTCGGACGCGGACATCAAGCTCATCATCGTCACCCTGCGTGAGGCTGCACAGGAGATAGCCCGAGAGCCCCGCGCCCAGCTCGCCGACCTGGAGACCGCCGAGCGGGAGGCGCGTGCAACCGCTGCTCAGGAAGAGGACGTCGCGCGCCAGCACCGGGAGCGGGCCCTTGAGATCCGAGAGCGCGCCGGGGCGGGTGGTCTGGACAGTGCTGCGCAGGCCGCCATTCAGCGAGAGCAACAACAGGCCAAACTCCGCGACGAGAGCGCATCGAAGTCCCGGCAGGCTGCGGCCGATGCACTCGATGAGCGGCACGCCCTGCAGGCCTCCTGGTCGGGGGTCGAGGGCCTCATCCGCAATGGTCGCGGGCTGCTCGCCGTGCTGCCGCAGCTCTGTGCGGTGTGGCGCCGGGGAGACGGCCCGGACGCCGGCGAGGACGCCCAGCGCCGCGCGCATGTCGCCTACCTGCTCCCCCAGGCGCGAACCCTGCCGGCGCTGGCGATCATCGCCCAGCATGCCCTCCGGCTGGCCTGGACCGACCAGCAGCCCCGGCGCTGGCTGGCCCGCGCGGGCTACCACCCCGCCCCCGACACAGGCAGCACCGGCCGGGGAGCGGGCGATCCGGGCGTCTGGCGGGTGCTGGACGATCTGCGCTACCACGATGGCGCGGTCATCCCCGCCGGCACCACGCTGCAGGGACTGTGGCGTGCCGAGCTGGGCGCAGTCGCTCACCGGGCGGTGCGAGAGACGCAGCGCGGGCTGCGCAACCAGGCCGGCGATGCCCGCTGGCGGTTCTATGCCGAGGTCGAGCATCACCTCGCCCCCCACCAGCGACAGCAGCTGCACCGGCGGCTTGCCGTGTGGGCGGACAACAACTACCTCGACACCCGCCCCCTGAACCCGTTCGCCCCGGTCGAGGACGCCAGCGGCTCGGATGAGGCCACCCGACGCGCGCTGCGGATGCGGGCGTGGCGGGAGTGGGCGGAGCGCACCCTGACCCCCACCGGGAAGCGGGGCTGGAAGGGCTGGCTGCACCAGCGGGCCCGCGAACAGGGCCGCATGGCCCCACCGGCCGCGCCCGAGCTGGTGGTGTTCCGCTGGCCCTCCGATCAGCCGGATGCGCCGGTGCGGTATGGGCTGGTCGGCATCGACCTGCACCGTGCCGGAGACCGCGGCGAGGTGGTCACGGCCCCCGCCCTGCCAGAGCCACCCCCAGCGCCAGCCGCGCCGATGCTCTTCACCACCTCCGTCGTTGTGGTCGACGTGGAGACCACCGGCATGAGCGGCCGCGCGGAAGTCGTCGAGATCGGCGCGGTGGTGCTGGATCGGTGGGGCAACGAGATCGACCACTTCGAGTCGCTCGCCCGCCCCCTCGGCAGTCTCCAGACCAACGAGGCCCGGAACGCGCTGCGCATCAACGGCATCAAGGCGGCCGAGATCCGACAGGCCCGACCAGTGGCGCGGGTCGCAGCGGAGTTCCGGGCGTGGATGAAGAGCTGGGGCTATCCGGCCTGCACTGCGTTCAACGTTCCCTTTGACCGGCGCATGCTCTACAAGCACGCCGTCGATCCGACCTGGGGCACCGACATCCGCGCCCTCGTCAAGCGCCTCGATCCGCAGAAGGGCGGGCTGTCGAAGGTGGCTGAGCGGTGGGGGCTGGAGGCTCCGGCGCCGCTGCACCGCGCCCTGGCCGATGCCCGCCTCGCCGGGATGGTGCTCGCCGAGGGGATGCGCCGGCTCACCACACGCGCCGCGCGCTCGACCGAGGATGCCGCCTATCTGCGCACCGTCCGCGCCTCCCTTGCCGCCACCGAGGGAGCAGACCGATGAACGCGCCCCGGGACTGGAGGGACAGCTGGCGCTGGCTCGACGCGCTGCGGAACACCCCGATGCAGGAGCTGCTGGACCGCTACGGCCATGAGCGCCGGGGAAACCGGCTGTGGCCCTGCCCGGCCTGTGGGGAGGAGAACCGCAGCAGCAAGGACCGCACGAAGGGGCCGGCGATCTTCAACGACTTCACCTGGAAGTGCTGGCGCTGCGGTGAGGGTGGCCACAAGCTCGACCTCGTCTCCTGGAACCTCATGGGCAAGCCCGCCCCAGCGAAGGGCGACAAGGAGGGCTGGCACGACTTCGCGGCGATCTACACCGGCGAGCGTCCGGCAGTACGCCCCCGACGGCAGCCGACGACGGTCCGGCGGAATTCCGCCGGACCGTCCCGCTACCCCAACGCCCGCCCCCCGGTCGATGAGCTGCTCGCCTTCTGGGCCAGCTGCATCCCGGTCACCGAGGACGCCGAGGTCTCGGGCTGGCTGAAGGGCAGGGGACTCAGCCCCCACCAGGTGGCCGCCCGCGATCTGGCCCGTGCACTCCCAGAGGGCATGCCCTGCCCGCCGTGGGCATCGTTCATGGGTGTTCGCTGGCGCTGGTCGGGACACCGGCTCATCCTGCCGGCCTGGGGACCGGGACGCCCGGGGAAGTGGACGTGGACCGTCCGGGCCCGGAACATCCGCGCCGACATCGCCCCCGGCAGCAAGATCGCCTCCGCCGCCTGCGGCTACGGCAGCGCCAGCAAGCTCTTCTACGCCTGTCCGACGGCCCGGGAGATGCTCAAGGGCGAGAAGCCCGGCCACTTCATCCTCAGCGAGGGCGGGCCGGACTGGCTGACCTGGGCCTGCCGCAACCCGGGCCGGAACACCCGGGGCGAGGCGTGGGGCTGCCTGGGCTACTGGAACGGATCCTGGACCGAGGAGGTGGGCGCGCTCATCCCGTCGGACTCCGTCATCCTGCTCCGGGGACACCGCGACGGGCCCGCCAGCAAGTACGCCGGCCAGCGGTACGCCGACCGCATCGAGCGCACCCTCAACCGCTTCGTCTCCGTCTACCGGCTCCTCGGTGAGGACCAGCCCGACGACAACGACCTCCTCCAGGCTGGCCGGCTCTCCGCCCTCCCCGAGGACGGCTGTGCGTACCGGAGGCGGGCCGCATGATCCGCACCCTCGCCAGCCTTCACGAGACCCTCCGGTGCCGGCACGCCCAGCGCCGCGCCCAGCTCGGCACCCCCATGGGATGTGCAGACGACGGTCCGGCGGAATTCCGCCGGACCGTCCCAGCCCGCCCCTCGACCACCGCCCCCGCCCTCCTGGCAGGTCTCTCTGGGCTCGCCGGCAGCCTGCACCATGCGGTGCGGCGGGCGGCGCCGGTGGTGCTGCGCCTGGCCCGGCGCCTGTTCCGCATGCCCTGGAAGATCGCCGCCGTCTGCGACCTGTTCTGGCGTCATGCCCGGGAGAAGGGCGGCTCGTTTCTGTGGGCAGGCCGCTACGGGGCGCTGCGCTGGGGAGTCGACCGCCGGACCGCAGATCGCATCGTCCTGGAGCTGGAGGAGCGGGGGCACCTCCACGTGGTCGACCGGGGAGATCGGCACACGCCGCGGACCGTTCAGATGCACCTCCTGCCCCTCGAAAACGTCGATCTGTCAGAAATCAGGAAAGCCCGCCTTGAAATCTGCAGACGCTACAACGCGGGAGAGGGATGCTCACATAGTACTTCTCTCCCCACGCCTCCCCTCCCGTCCCACCCTCCCTTCTCCCTCAACGACGACCCCTCTCCCTGCTGGTCCGCTGCCCCGACCCCGGATCCGCTCCAGCACCTCCTCAGCGCGCTCTTCTCCGACGCAGCGCTGATCTCCTGGGATGCCGCCGCCAACACCGCCCCCACCGACCCCTGGGCGCTCGTCTCCGGTCATCCCCACCACCCTGCGGCCCCTGTACAAGCCGCACCCGTTGCACGCGCCTCCGGCGCGGCGCCCGGCCTTGAGGTGAACCCGTGACCACACCCCTGACCCCCGCCGAGCGGGCCGCTGGCCTGACCTGGCCCCCACCCATCCCCGGCAACCTGAAGCTCCACCGCTACTGCAAGATCTTCCCCCAGCTGGAAGGGAAGCCCCTGCGCGAGCTCAAGGAAGGCATCGAGGCCAACGGCCTGCAGGAGCCCCTGACCCTGCTCGCTGAGCTGCACGACGGCGACTGGAAGGTCCGTCTCCTCGATGGCCAGAACCGCTGGCTGGCCTGCCACGCCACCCGCAACCCCGACAAGTACCTCCGCTTCATCTGGTTCAGAGAGGTCGCCAAGCAGGGCATCCACCCCCTCCGCTGGGTGAAGGCGAAGAACCTCAGCCGCCGGCACCTGACCGCCAACCAGCGCAAGCACGCCGCCGCTGTGTACTACGAGGAGCTGCAGGACCTCGGCTACGCCACCAGCCGCCGCCAGGCCGCCGCCGCCGAGACCAACCGGAAGCGGGCCGGCGATGCCCTCCCCACACCCGGCACCGACGCCGACACCAGCACCCCACCTGCCGGCCGGGCCCGGGATGTTGTCGCCGCAGAGTTCCAGACCTCGCCGTCAGGGGTGCAGGACACGGTGCGGATCCTCCGGCACGGCGTCGACGGGCTCGCTGATGCCCACCGCGACAGCCTGATGAGCACGGACACGGCGGTCCAGACCACCCGCCTCCCAGAAGCCGATCAGCGGGCCGTCCTCCAGGCCGCCCAGGCCGCCGCCACCCCCATCGACGCACGCCGGGCAGCACGAGAGGCCCTCGAAGAGCGCCGCACCCTCGCTCCCGAGCCCGACGTCGACGACCCGGCAGATCTCACCCAGACCGCGCCCCCCGATCGCACCGACGACGGTCCGGCGGAATTCCGCCGGACCGTGCCAACCCCGACCTCCGCCACCTCCACCACCGAGCCAGCCACCCCCGGGCCGTTCTGGGGCCTCCCCAGCCGGGGCGACATCGCCATCGACCGGAACGCCCTCGACGTGCTGCTCGCCGTGGCCCGCGGAGATCACGACCACCCCCACCGCGCCGAGGCGATCACTGCCATCGAGCTGACCCTCTCGCACAGCTGGACCGCAGCGTGAACCCCACCACCCCGGAGTACCGCATGACCGACACCCTCACTGCGCACCTCACCCCCTGCGCGCCCGTCCCCGTTGACACCCCGGATCCCGAGACCGCGCAGGACCTCGCCGAGGCGCTCTGCATCCTGCTGCCCGGCTTCACCTGGCGCCCCGGCACCGACGACACCCGCATCTGCGCGGCAGGTCGCTGTGACTTCTACGCCGCTCGGGTTCGCACCACCGACGACGGCTGGCACGCCCGCCTGAGCATCACCCCCGGTGACCAGGCCAGCGTGGGGCACCTCCGCGCGGAGACCCTCCCGGCCCTCGCCGAGCGCATCCGGGCCCGGCTCCAGGAGATCACTGCCATCAGCCTCCAGGCCAGCCGTCCGGCCAACCGCATCAGCCCGGCCCGCCCCCTGCCGGCCGACGCCGCAGACAACGGTCCGGCGGAATTCCGCCGGACCGTCCCGCACGCCTCCTGACCCATCCCGGATCCGCCATGAAACACCCCCGCACCATGACCCGCGCCCAGTTCGAGCAGGAGTACCGGCACCGCCGCCAGCTTGCCCGCCAGACCCACTACCTCTGGCCGCAGCAGGAGCTGGTGGAGATGGCCGCTGGCCGGGTGATCCCGAACTGCAGGGCGTGGTTCCTCAACGCTGTGGCCCACCAGCGCCGACTGGGGCTGCCGGTGCGAACCGCCGAGTTCAGCGCCGCCTGCCGCAGCCTGCCCCGCCCGGACCTGCCATGAACCTCGCTGACGTCATTGAGTGGGCCGTGAACCACGCCGCCCCAGGAGTCAGCGTAGAGCCCCTGCGAGGCGCAGTCCGAGGACTGGTCATCAACGATGGGGAGATCCGCTGGCGCCAGACCCTGCTGAAGGACGCTGGCGAGCACACGGTCCACGCCCTGCTGCTGCGCTTCCCTCTCGCCTTCGCCGTCACCGAGGAGGACCGGCTGCACTTCGCTCGCCGAGCCTCCGAGATTCTCGCCGAGAAGGGGGCCTGATGCCTCGCCGCTCCCACATCGACCCCGTCGCCGCCCTGGCCTCAGCCCTCCGCGAGCTGCGGCCTGCCTCACCCCAACCCGCCCTGAACCCTGGAGCCCCTGTGCCCGACCGCCGCAAGCGCAAGAACCGACCCCGCAAGCGACCTCGCCGTTCTGGACGATTGGACAAGAACGACCCGAGCAGATCCTACCCATCGTCCAGCTCAGGCACCCCCGAGAGCACGCCCCACCCTGCCCCCGACTGCCCGCTCACCCCCGGAGACCGCCGATGAAGAAGGAAACCGACCTCCCGTTCCCCGTGCACCTCCTGGCCTTCGCCTGCGCCATCGCCCGCCCGTTCCTGTGGGTGGCCGTCTCCGAAGACCTCTGGAGCTGGTACGTCGTCCCGCTGGGCGCCCCGACGCTGAACTGGGCCGCGCTGTGGGGGCTGGCCCTGGTGGCGATCTGCCTCCGCCCGGGGCGCACCCACATCTTCAAGGACGACGTCCTCATCGACAACCACGCCGCCTCAGCGGCGTTCGGCAACCTGCTGGCCTTGCTGGCGATGTGGGGCATCGGTGCCCTGCTCCGCTCCTACATCGTCATCGGCGTCCCTGCTTGATCCCCGGAGCCATCGTGCCTGACCTCGACCTGAAGCCCGACACCCCCGCCGAGCGCCTCGCCGCACAGCTCGACCTCTACCTCCCTGGCTGGAGCATCGTCTGCGTGCCGCCCCGCATTCACCCCTGCACGCTCTCCGCCCAGGTCCGCAACTCAACCGCCCACTCCCCCCTGATCACCGTCGCCGCCCAGCCCGACCCCACCAACGGCGAGCGCGTCGATGAGTTCGGGCCGTTTCGCGTCCACACCTACGACCCCAACGCGTCCACCCTGCTGTCAGCCGTGGAGGTCCCCGACGCTCGCAGCCTGATCGCCCACCTGCGCAGCCGCGCCGCCTGAACCCCCGGAGACCGCCCATGAACCCCACCGACTACACCACCAAGCGCGATCTCGCCCAGATGCGGCAGGAGATGCGCACCGAGCAGCTGCGCCAGCGCAGCCCCGCCCACCAGCGGCGGCAGCAGGAGCGGGCACTCATCGGGGAGCGCCTTGACGGCGAGACCCGTGCACAGCGGCGGAAGCGCATCCAGATGGCGAAGCGGCTGAAGAAGGTGCGCCGATGAGCACCACCCCGACCACCGACCTCAACAGCCTCGCCATGACCCTCTACGTCTCCTCCATGGAGCACGGGGGCAACGGCGATCTCCAGCTCGACTTCGGAGGGCTCACCGAGACGGAGCAGGACTACTGGCTCACCCTGGCCACCTGTGCGCGGGACTCCCTGCTGCCGGACGACTGGCGCGATCGCCAGGAGGAGGCCGCCCAGAACCGTGACGCGCTGGAGCGCATCGAGGCGCTGCTCCAGTCGGTGGGAGCCGTCACCGATGAGCGCTGGCTCTCGGACGTGCTGGAGAGGCTGCTCCAGTCTCGACCCATCACCCTGGAGCACTCCGGCACCTCTCGCCCCACCGATGCCACCGTCCTGCCTCCGCGCATCACCGAGGCTGTCGCCGGGCTGCTGGTCGGGGCGCGCGAAGCTGGTGGCATCCGGTTGAGCGTCCAGCTCGGCAGCGGGGAGCCAGAGCGGGCTGCGCGGGAGGCGGCACAGGCGCGTCTGGATGACCTCGCCGAACGGGTCCGTCAGACCGACCGCTGCGGCTTCAGGACCAACGGCTACGCCTGCATCAACGAGCGCCGCGACTTTGAGAACCCCGCCTGGACGGGCTGCGGAACCGCGGACTGCCCGCACCGAGGAGGGCAGGGCTGATGCTGGCCTTCCTCACCCGCATCCAGGCCGCCCGCATCCGTCAGCTCATCCTCAGCGAGGAGCCGGGCAGCACCGAGCAGGCGGTCGCGCTGTCAGAGGCGTTGACGGGGCTGAAGATGCCTCCGGCGGAAGAGTTTGACCGTGCCACCTTCGCTGGTCGTCCCAGGCTTGGCCGGATGCGCCCCACTGCAAACCTCGTGTTCCGCGCCTGTGTTGTGCGCGAAGCCGGGGGTGTGGAGGCGTGTCCCCTTTACACCGAGAACCGGAACGGTCGACAGGTGCTCATCCTCCCCTCCGGGTATGGCGGACCGCCAGCCGTGACTGTGGCCATGCAGTCGGTCTGCCTCCGGCGCTGGTGGGACACCCTCGATGCTCACAGCCCCGCCCGGCTGTGGGCGGATCGCCTGCTCGAAGGCCCCTGGTTCGCCCTTGGCTTGTGCCGCCGTCCCCAGGTCATCCGCATGGCCGTGCACATCCTCTCCGGGCGCTCCCTGCGGCCCGACGACATGCCCCACGAGGGCGTGAGGTGCTCATGACCATCCTCGGGAAACTCTGCTTCCTGTGGCTCGGGTGCGCAGGCCTGCTCCTGGCGGGTGCCCCGGCCCGCTACCTGAACCCGTTCCAGTGGCCGGGGCAGGCCGAGCTGACCCTGCACCGCCTCCAGCTCCAGCGATGGGTGAACGACCACCACCCGGAGCCCGTCCGGGTCTCCCTGAAGCCGGAGATCTGCTGATGAAGCACTACGCCCTGTTGATCTCCCTGATCGTCCTCCATCTCGTCGAGACCGAGCCCATCGGCCAGCTCTCCCTGCTCTGACCTCACCCCCTCCTGGAGATCACCATGTCTGCAACCACCCCCGATCAGCGGCCGCGCCATCCCACCACACCCCGGAGGACTTGCACGGCCCGTCACCCCCTGGGCTTCACCTGCCAGCTCGACGTCACCGCCTGCCATCCGGCGGACGGGATGCGCGCCTGCCTCGATCACCTCGGCATGGTCCGTCGCTGGACCCACACGGTCCTGCCCGAGAACCTCTCCCCAGCTCCGGGAGGCCCTGATGCTGGTTGAGTCCCTGTCCGGTGTCCTGCTCCTCGGCTTGCTCGGGATCCTGGTGCTCTGGGCGCTGGCGGTCACCCTGGTGCTGTTCCGCTTCTCTGCGCGACTGACGACCACCCAGGACACCGTCTCCGCAATCTGCTCGCTGCCGGACGGTCCGGTCAATCTTACCCGGACCGTTGTCGCCCCCTCTGTTGATCACCAGACCCTTCCAGAACTCCCCCCTGGAGTGGTTTCTGCTGGGGGGCAACCATGATCCCCGCCCACTGCCCCTCCACCCCATCCGAGGGTGAGCTGCTCGACCAGCTGGCAACGGCTCGCCGGCGGGGCCTTCCTGCTGAGGTGGACCGGCTCTGCTGGGCGCTGGCCCTGACGGTGGAGTCGGTGATGGGCAGCCAGATCAGGAGCCTCTCCCGGAGTCGGCGGGCGGGCCAGGAACTGGCTGACCTGATGCAGATCGCCCGGCTGGGTGCGTTTCGTGCGGCACAGCGGTTCGATCCATCTCGGGAGGTGCCCTTCTCTGCCTATGCCTCCTGGTGGATTCGGGCGGAGCTGAACGCGGCGACGGAGAACCACGGCACCCTGCTGAAGGTTCAGCGGGACCACCAGCGAGAGATCCCTCGACTCCGGGATGCACTACAGGCCGGGGTGGCCTCTCCCCAACTGCTCGCGCAGCGTCTGGAGCTGGCCCTGGACCGCGTCCTTGATCTGCTCGCTGTCGTGCATGGGCAGCGCATCCCGGAGCCGGAACTGGAGGGCATCGACGAAGCCCACCCGGAGGCGGTCCTGCTGCGGGCCGAGGCCCGGGCCGACGCCGCCGCCCGCTGGGGCCGTCAGTCCCCGAAGCTGATCGGGCTGGCCACGATGGACCCATCTGCCGGCCCGGAGGCCTGGCGCCTCATCGCCATGACCTCCCCCGACGCCCTCCTCAATGACCCGGACGCCCTGGCCTTGCTGCGTCGGGTCGCCCAAGCCACCAGGGAGGCATCATGAATCCCGCCTGGTTCGCCCGACGGGTGATCGACCTGCTCGCTGACATCCTGGCCGCGCTCCAGGCCCTCGGCGTGCGCACAGCCCAGGAGGTCGCCGAACATCCTCCCCAGGAGCTGGAGCCGGATTGCCTGGAGGCCCTGCAGCGCCTGCACATGGGCAGCCCGATGACCACCGCACAGGTCCGCATCGCGCTGGGGGTCTCACGGACCAGCCTGGATCGCCTGATCAGCGAGGGCACGCGGAACGGGCTCCCTCCACCAACATTTCGACTCTCCCCCCAGCGCGATCGGTGGCGCGGTAGCGAGGTGATCGCCTGGGTGGAGCAGGTCAACGCACTCAAACTCAGGGGAAGCGACTGATGCCCGTGCCCAAGCCGATCAAGAAAGATCCCTCCCGACGACGCCTGACTGGGAAGCAGCAGAAGGGGCTGATGGTGCTGGTCAAGGGCGGTACCGTCCCGGAGGCCGCCGCGGCTGCTGGGGTCCGGGAGGACACCGTCAGCAAGTGGCTCGCGATGCCACACTTCCGCGGGCTTCTCGATGCGGAGCAGCAACGCAGGCTCCGACAGGTGTCCTCGAAGCTCGATGCAGCCCTGCCGACTGCGGTGGAGACGTTGGTGGAGATCATGAAGGACCCGGAGGTCATTGCCAGTTCTCGGGTCCGTGCGGCAGGCATCCTGCTGGACCGTGCCCTGCCAAGACGGACGAAGGTGGAGGTGTCCGGCGGTATGGAAGCCTCTGGCACCCTCCCGGAGGCCCTGGGAGTGAGCCTCTCTGCACTGGATACGGCGCTGGGACTGCTCGGAGACTCCGTTGGGGACAAGCCATGACGGCGCCGCTCTCGGTGGTCGAGTGGTCCCCGGAGACCCTACGGGCAGCACAGCAGCGACTCCGCCATGTACAACGATGGCTGAAGAGTCGCCCAGAAGGGTGGACGCCGAACGCTCGGGAGCAGGCGGTCATCGCAGCCGCAGAGCAGCTTGCTGGCGTGCTGCAGGACCTGCAACGGGATCACCCCATCGCGTTCATCCGGCTGTGGACGGCCCACTGCCATGACTGCCCTGGCCAGGAGATGGACCGCCTGGGCCGTGGCGCGTGGTCGTGCCCCCGGTGCGGGAAGCGGCAGACGAACACGGACCCGAAGCACGCGGACTGCCGAACAAGCCAGCGTGCGGTGCTACTGGAACTGGGGGAGATTGCCACGCTGGTGACGGGCTCCAACCGTGCGGGGAAGACGTACCTGGGGTGCCTGTTGGCGGTGCTGTGGCTGTACGGTGGCGATCACTGGGCGGTGCAGTGCTTCCTCCAGCTCAACGGCCTGCCCGCGGACCTCGTGCCGGCCCGGGACAACCTCGTCTGGTACTCCTCCCTCTCCAACGAGCTGAACGTTGCCCGACAGCGCGGGGCCTTTGCCGAGCTGCTCCCTCCGGCGGCGCTGCTCATTCGGTGGGAGCAGAAGGGTGCGTTCGCAGAGGTGGAGCTGCCGGAGACGGGTGGTCGCATCATCTTCAAGGCGAACGACCAGGGGTGGCGGAAGTACCAGGGTGAGGCGGTGCAGCTTGTGGTGCTGGATGAGCAGCACGAGGAGATGGTGTACCGGGAGGTGCTGGCGCGCACGGGCGAGGAACGGGGCCGGTCGGGCCGTACGGTGCTGACGATGACGCCAGAGGGCCGCACCTACGTCTACAAGGAGTTCGTCGTCGACCAGGCGCCCGGCCACAGCCAGACCCGCATCGTCTACCGCGACAACCCCCACGTTGACACCGCCTCCCTCGACGCCCGCCTCTCTCGCAACTCCCCGGCCGTTCGAGACGCCAAGATGTTCGGCCTGTTCGGTGCCCTGGGGGGCTCTGTCTTCCCCATCTTCGACCGCGCCATCCACGTCCTTCCCGCCGACTGGCAGCCCCCGCCGGACTTCCACCGCTGGGTCCGGTTCGGTGGCCTCGACTTCGGCACCGCCAACCCCTTCGCCTACCTCCATCTGGTCGCCCACCCCAAGGGGAGGCGCATCATCGTCCTCTGGGAGCACTACGAGCGCCAGATGCGGCTCCGCCAGCATGCCCAGGTGATCAAGGGCATCTGGGAGCAGGACCAGCCCGCCGAGGCCGTCGCCGCCGACCCCGAGGACCCGCAGGGCCGGTACACCCTGGAGGAGTGCGGCGTGGAGTGCGATCCGGCGACCAAGGGACCGGGCTCTGTCGTCGCCGGCCTGGAGATGCTGTACGAACTGCTGCAGCTGGATGAGCATGGGGCGCCGGTCCTGCTCATCCACCCCCGCTGCGTGAACCTGATCGCAGAGATGGAGGGGCTCATCTGGAAGCCGCTGAAGGACGAGTACAACGAGAAGGGGCGGGCGGGGACCAAGGGGCCAGACCATGCTGTCGACGCCCTCCGCTATGGCATCCGCATGTACCGTGAGGACATCGCCTACGAGCTGTTCCCAGAGGGCTGACGGTCCGGTCAATATTACCCGGACCGTCCGGGCCCCTGTTAGGCACCTGTTCGCCGGCAGCTCTCCCCCAGCAAGCCCCAGCAGACCCCAGAGGCCCCCAGCTTCAGAGTGGGCTGAAGTGCTCCGCCTATCTCCTCGGGTGTGAGCACCGCGCTGACCATCCCCACGAGCCGCTGGGGTCGCTTCTGGAGCCCCCTGCTGCGCCTGTTCGGCCTGGCCCGGGCGATGCCGGCAACGCAGCCGGAGGCCCACGACGCGGGCGGCACCTGGGCACACCAGACGCATGTGCAGCCCAGCTTCCCCGCGGCAGCCTCGACCTCAGCGGCGGCGCAGTTCGGCTGGATCCATGCGGCGGTCTCTGCGCTGGTGGAGGACATCAGCGGGTTGCCTCTGAAGGTGGTGGAGGTCACCGCCAGCGGCCGGCAGCGCCGGGTCGAGTCCCATCCGGTGCTGGACCTGCTGCGGCAGCCGGCTAGCCGGACGACGGGGCTGCAGCTGACTCAGCAGCAGATCGCGCGGTGGGCGCTGACGGGGAACGCCTACTGGCGGGTGCTCGATGGCGGCTTCGGCTCTCCGACGGCACTGCTGCCGCTGTTCCCGGAGCTGGTGACCCTGGAGCCGGACACGGACGGGCAGCTCAAGGGCATCCGGTACATGGGCAGCAGCGGGGAGATCTTCCTTCCCTTTGAGCAGATCCTGCAGGCGAGCCGGTGGAGCTGGGAGGGAGACGCCCGGGGACTGTACGGCGCCTCCCCCATCCAGGCGCTTCACCGTGCGTTGCTGACCTACCAGGCGTTCGAGGGCATGACGCTGCTGGCCACCCAGATCGGGCAGGTCACCGGCGTGTTCACCCACCGCGCCTCGCCGGCACAGTCGAAGCTCACCCAGGCCCAGCTCACCCGCTCCCGGGAGTGGTACGACCGCCAGATGGCCGCCGGCAACAGCGCCATCTTCGTGCCGGCCGACTTCAACTTCCATGCCACCCGGCCCTCCCCCCGAGACCTGGAGGGGAAGGAGAACCAGGAGCGGGTGATCGAGGTGGTGTGCGCGGTCTTCGGCGTGCCCTCGGTCCGGCTGATGCGCACGGATGCGAAGTTCTCCAACGCCGGCCACGCCATGCGCGTCTATTGGGAGGGGCTGATCGGCCGCGTGGCGACCTTCGGCGCGCAGTACACCCGGCTCGCTCAGGCCTTCCCCCAAAGCAGCCGCATCCAGGTCTGCCACGACTTCTCCGGGGTCAGCTACCTCAAGCAGAACCGGACCGAGGCCCTGGGGCGCGTGAAGACCTGGGTGAGCCTCGGGCTGTCCCTGAAGGATGCCGCCGCCGAGGAGGGCTTCCACGACCTGCCGGAGCCGGTCCGCGAGCCGGAATCGAAGCAGCCCACCGCACCGGACACCGGCAGCGAGGACGGCGAGCGCGACCCCGAGGCCGACAACGACACCGACCCGGGCCGCCAGCTGCCGCGCGCGGTCAACGACACCCCGCCTGCCTCAGTGGCCTGGAGCTGGCTGGGCGGCCTGCAGGTCATCGAGGGCGGCCACGGCAACGACGACGGAGAGAGCGATGTTTGAAGAGGATCTCATCGACCCCCAGGACCTGTTCGGCTGGAACGAGACCCGCCGGAACGAGGCCCTCGCTGATCCCGAGGTCATCTTCGCCGGTGACCACTACCGAGCGGAGCTGCGCACAGCCAGCCTCTCGGGGGGCGCTGACGGCGACGACTCAGATGCCCTCGGCCCCCTGGAGCAGCCGGGCGAAGCCGTCGATCTGGGTGGCCCCACCCGCGCCAACAAGGACGGCACGATCACGGTCATCGCCTCCACGGAGGACCTCGACCGGTACAACTCCCGCTTCACTGGCTGGCGGCTGGCTCCCTACCGCCGCAACCCGATCATCCTGTACCAGCACCGCAGCAGCAGCTGGTACGAGGATGCCCACTCAGTCGGGGCTGGCAAGAGGGTGTACCTGGACGACAAGTCGCGCTTGCTGGGCGACCTGAAGTTCGACGAGGGGGAGGAGAACAAGACCGGGAAGCTGCTCGGCCGGCAGTACCGCGAGGGCTTCATGTTCGCCGTCTCCATCCGCGCCCGGGCCCGGCGACGGACCTGGATGGGAGACCTGCCCAAGGAGCACAAG